GGAACGCCTGCGCTACTGAATCAGTTTCTTCGGACGATCCTGAAATTGAGCCCCCACCATTACATTTCCCTGTCCGGTATTTTGTGACAAGTATTCTTGCTGCGGATTGCTTGGAGTTGTGATGGGGTTGGCTCTCCACCGCCTGCTGTACTTTTTATTACGGAGAACTCAACGGGAGTTGAGATTATGAAAGATACTGACACGGAAACACCGAAAATCACTAAGGCAAGATGCAAGAGTTGCGTATTCTATAAAAGGACGGGTTGGGTAGATAGGCTTCTTTTTCGTTTGTATTATTGCTCTGGTTGCCTAGAGCCTTTAACTCCCGGAAAGGGTAACACTTTTGAGGGTAATATGTACTTACCCAGGGATCGGCAGCGGCAGGGAGAAGCCGAGTGTCAAGATCCCAAGGAAACCACAAAGCGTCCCCTCGTGATACCAGATTAGGTTGGGTTATGTGAGTTGCTGGATAGGGGGCCTAAGCAGTCAAAACATTGACACCGAGAGCGTTTAGAGGTATAGTTTAAGACATATAAACAATACCTCTAAAAGGAGACGATGTGGAATTGGTCGAATATAATGATCAGAAAGTTTTTTGCGATAGTCACGTAGTTGCCAAGAAATTTGGATATAAGGCAAGTCGTGTGGTTAAGCTGATAAACGACATCCAAAGCGACTTGAGCGATATTCAAGAGGTACACATGTGTACCCCTAAAAGCTTTGCGCAGGATCGGGAATATAAAGGGCAAGAGTACACCTCGTATCTTATGGATCGAGATTTTTTCTCCCTACTGGTCATGAGATTCAGGGGAAAAAAAGCCTTCGAATGGCAGTTGAGATTCATAGCAGCATTCAACGCCATGGAGCAGCGCCTCCTGTTGACGGCCACAAACGAAAAGGATCAACAGTGGATTGGGCAAAGGGAACAAAGCAAGGTCGCCAGAAGGGAAGAAACCGACGTGATAAAGGAATTTGTTGATTACGCCACAGCGCAGGGTAGCAAGTCAGCAAAGTTTTACTATAAGCATATTACTAACGCTGCATATAAGGCCCTTGACCTGATAGCTGCAAAGAAGCCAAAGCTGAGAGATAGCCTCAACCTTTACCAGCTCGCAGAACTTACTCTGGTTGAGCGTGAGGCCAGGGTAAGTTTGAAAAAGTACATGGATCTTGGTCGGAATTATAAAGATATTTACACCTCTGTTAAGGATGACCTGTTGCGGTACGGAGCGGCGCTGAGGATCGAGGATACCAAATGAACGAAAAATCCGATAGCCCTATGCGACTGACAAGGGTAAGCTATATGGTAGATGTCGAAAAACAGGAGTTCTACACCTTCCACAACAACAAGTGGAATAAAATATCAGCTCTTATTGTGAAAAAAGGAAATACTATCACGATAAGCTTATAAGCAAACTCAACACGGCTAACTTCCTGGACAACTAGTACCAGGGAGGGGTGGATTTCCAACCATCTGCCGTGTTTCTTTTAAATTGGACACTCAATGGGAGTTGAGATTGTGAAAGAAATGGACGACCTTCTATCTGAACAAGCCGATATAGACCGAGAGATTTTGAGGCTAGAGAGAAAGAGGTCCAGTCTAGACATAAGCATGGCTGAGTTACCCATCCCTAGCAATTTACGAGTCGCAACCGAGGCTGATGTGATAGAAGGTGCTGTATTATGGAGCAAGTACCTTGATGAGGATTATGCTTTATTCTATCGGAACAAAGGTATATCGAAAAAGAAACGGCTAGGACTGATAGAGGAAGGGGCTTGGTTTCCTTCTTTCAGGTTTGTCGGTCGGTCTTTCGGGTACGGGAGCTATATGTGCTCGGAAGGGAACAATTACGAGATTGGCGCAGGAACTTTCGTTGAGGTAAAGTCATGAACGAGCCAGATAGATCAGATTATCTGACAATAGGCAAGCTGGTAAACCAGATAGCAGAAAGTAAGCCAGGGCTTATCAGTATCGATATCACGCACGAGAATAGTTGCCAATTAAAAACTGATAAAGAGTTCTTCCTATATAATCGGCATAACCCCAAAATAAAGGGTATTGTTTGTGTTATTGACAGTGTTAATATAATAGAACAAGGCATCCCTTGACAACCTACACCCCTCTACAGCTCAACGCCGGTGACATGCCACTGCTTCACATCGGTGAAGTAGTGGCTGTTTCGTTTTCAGGGCCAGAAATGGCAATCCGAATTATCACCAAGTCCCCCGCCCAAGAAGTCACCGCAAAGACCTACTACCACCCCGCAGTTCCTTACGACACAGAAACCGAATCCTATCCATGCCAACTAGTTTCCGCCCGGTACATAATGGTCGGGGAAAAAGTATCAGTCTTTAAAAACGGAACTGATTACTGGGTAGTTGGCTCCTTAATGCCCGCTTCTAGTCCGTATACTTCACTGGTTTCGAACAAGTTTTACACCGGTAGGGAGATTGACAATGCTCAATGGGTTGACCTGCTCGATAATCATTCAGCAGGGCCTATTTTATGGATAAAGGATGATATTCGCCGGTTTTTGCTGGATGATTTCTCGGTTGTCGAGCTGGAAGTACCTGTCTCCCCTTACGACAAAGGTTCTTATGCTAATGATTTCATCAACCTCAATTTATACTGGCCAAATTTCCACCTACCCCAAATAACTTTAACATCTGGCCTCTTTAACCAGTCATATCCTGTTCACGTCGGGATAACACCCAGTATAGTAAACCTGACCAATTGGACTTGGCGAAGAGGGTCATGCAACGGAATTTGGACAGGCTGGGACTTTGCCAGAAAACCATCAGTGCTATTCCCCACGCCTCAGCCATCAATCCGGTTAGAAGTCCAGCCAGGAGAGCTTGAACCGGCAACATCTGATTATGAGGATTACCTGCCTGACTTGGTGTTTTACGTGACTCCCTCAGATATTGGTTATGGCATGTTTTCGCATACCAGGGATTTTGTAAGGATTGACAAGTATTTCAAAGAGGTTTTCACAATAGCAAGACCCTGGGGAACCGTTGCCGCCAACCCCGAAGAAGTCAGAACAGGTAACTGGGTGCCCAATATTCTTTTTTGCCCAGAGGATGCCGGAACAAGTTTTAAGCTCCATTTCGGTTTTGTGGATTACAAGAAAGAATCTTATATAGATGATGACTACGATCAATGGTACGTGGGGAACGTATATCATGTGGTTGACGGCGTTGTAACGGTAACAGTCAAAGAGGAATCGGAGGAAAAAACTATCCTAGGAGTTCCTGATTTTGATATCACCTTTAGCTATATAACAACCGAATATAATTCTGAATACATCCTTGAGATAAACAACACAGGTACGGACAACGCCTTGACTCCCGGGAGCTACAACGAGTGGATCCAAACTTCATCAATGAACCACGCTGGGCAGGATGCTCAGGATTTCTTGGTCTGCACTGATGGGCAAAATCCATTCACGAAAAGACCAAAAATAAGTTACATAGATCTTATCAGGGCAGATTATACTGATGCCAATCCTACAATGAGCGCCAGTCAGGAATTATCAATCGAGATAGCTCACCGTATTTCTGGGATAACCATGTTCACCTCGACTTTTAACATCTTTTTTGACGGCGAAGACCTGAGCGAGTCTGACCCTGGTTCCGAGACATGGAACCAGAGATATTATTTCATTCATCATGTCGACCTCATTAATCGGCTACTTATCTGTGATGTGTACATAAAAGATTACGCCTATAGTATCCAGCGAGTTGAAAGGGTCGTTATTGATAACGGTGCGGAATATCTGATTTGGTCATACACCCCTTTTGAGCAGCAGGATGGCGCAGCGGTGAATATACCGCCGTGGGGTGACAGCTTGATTGATTTCCCTGTACACCCCTTTAGCACCGGCTTCACCGGTGAAGAAACCTTTGACCACACAGAAAAGCAGTGGAAAGGATCTTTCTTAAGTGGCTTACTGTTTCCCATGAGCGGGTTAGGGCAGCCAGGATGTTATAATCATAACTCTGCCGATGGTGTTTTTTATCCAACGACTCCGCTTGACGAGGCTGTTAACTCGGTACCGTTAATGGTCAGTACTGGCGCTATCAATCTGACTGGCGATCCGGGGTACATGATGTACCAACATGCCAGGGATACAGCATGGGTGCAGAAGCGCAAGAATGGTTGGCTTGCATTTGGTCGGTGCTGTCATGATCCTGATTCAGGCGTAATTGACTATTTTTACGGATCGGATATTATTAAAAAAGATAATGGGGTTGTTAGTGGGGCACCTGAGTTGTATAATACCCCTGATGATGTTTGGAAAACTTATTATTGAGAGGGTCAAAATGAACCCAACGTCTGAAGATTTAATAACGCAGCTACGAGAAACCAAGAGGAAACTTAACGATCTTCCCCTCCAGCGACCACCTGCAATCTCAACCCATTTAATGGCCCAGGTTAACGAGAACTTAACGAAACTTACCAATGCCAATGCTCATGCAAACTCATGGAAGATCGGCTTCACTCGTCAGGTAGAGAATTCCAAGGATATTGGCGATAAACACGCTGTCTTGGTTGAGAAGTATGTTCTTTCCTTGAATCAATCGGAGACAATGCCCGACTGGAAGCCGAATGTGATGACTTAAGAAAAAGATTGGAGCAAGCTGAGGTTGACCTGAACAATGCTCTCGAAAGGCATCGTAATTACGGGGACTATCGACTGAACGACAATCCTCCCCTTAATCTCCATTGTCCCCACTGTGACAGGACTATCTCTTCCGTGAAACACCCTTACGTGGCCCACAAAGAAGATTGCACGGGTGTTGATTTATTCTGCACCGAACTGCATTGGAAACTCTACCAAAAACGCAACAAATAACCAAGGATCAGCCCTGACTCCCAATCAGGGCTGAAATAATAATATGCCTGAGTCTGTTTCTCAACTACGTAACAAGTGGGCCAAAGAGAAAGCTAAAAAAGAATATCTAGCCCTTCCGAAAGCCCCCCGCTCCATGGACACCGCCCCCGGATACTCTGGAGCAGCTGGAAAAGCTATTGCTGCCCGGAACAAGCGGGAGTTCATGAAGGATGCACGCTCTCGGCAGGCACGAAGAGCAGAGCAGCTTGTCGGAGCAGGCCAGCAGCAGCAACAACAACGTGCGTCCACCGCTGCTCAAGCAGGCCTCCAGAGGCAGCAAGGCCAGCAGGCTCTGCAACGGCAGCAAGCGGCGGGTAGGCAACCCCTTGCCGAGATAGGTGCTAAGGGCCAGCAGGCTATCAGGTTGCAACAGGGTAAGCCCCCGATAGCGAGGGCGAAGGGAGTGCCGGGAGCCATGTCCAGCAAACAGCGAGCTGACGTGGAGAGCCGTTTATGGAAACAGTATTACGATCCCGAAGAAGGCGGAAAGGCTTTACGGGGCCAGTACGGCACCACTTCCGAAGGTGGTTTTATGGGCTTTGGCGCAGAAGACGTTGAACACGGTGGGGTGCAAAAATACATCCAAGACCAAATGGCTAAATACCAGCCTGCCCAGCTCCCCCAGCCTGCCCAAACCATGGCCCAGCCAGACATGCTCCAGGAGTTGCCACAAGTTGGCGGTACCAGGAGTTTCACGACCACCGGGAGCCAAGCGCAGGCCGTGCCTTCTTTTGGACAGCAGCCTGTTCAATCTGCTCAGCCGCCTGCGGTAGCTCCTTTTTCTCAAGTGCAACCAGTGGCCAATCTCCCTCAGTTTCAGCCCTCAAGTTTTACAGCTGCTCCTCAAGGGGCTCAATGGCCACAAGCTGGTACCGGGCAAACCAAGAGTATTTCGCCATTCAGCCCTGGAACAAGTGGTTTTCTCGGCAGCGTGAAGAAGCCTAAAAAAAGACGTGCTTTAGCTCAGTAATATGCCAATTAATAAAAAGAAAAAAACATTCCTTCCTCAGCAGCCCGTCCAGCCAATAAGGACTTTTGCCCCCCTCCCAGCAGGCCCACAGGAAGGTTTAGCCTCTGAGCGTGCATACGGACAGTCGTACGCCGCCACCTTGCCCCAACCTGTCCAGCCGTTACAGACTGAGCAGCCCCAGCAATTTGCGCCACCTCAGCAACCTGAGCGAACTTTTGGCGGCACTCTTCGGGATATTGGAGTAACGGCATTAAAAGGAGCTGTTGCTCTGCCCCAAGCAGCTCAAGGGCTGATCGACATTCCCACAGGTGGCCACTTTGGCAAGTTAACCGAGCGATTAGGGTACAAACCTGAAGAAACTCAAAGGATCCTTGCGGGCCAGTTATCCCCAGCTCAGCAGTACGCCGAACAGCAAGTTTCCGAAGCAAAAGGCTTTGTTCCCACACTCAAGGCAGCATTACAGCATCCGTCAACTATTGCCAGAGCTGCGGCTGAATCAGCCCCCTTAATGGTGGCTGGTGGTGCAGCAGGACGAGGTATCACGGCATTGGCCCCACGGATCGCCCCGGTTATTGCAGGAGCAATGGGAGAAGGTTTGGTTTCTGCTGGACTTGTGGCTGAAGACATTCGGAGCCAAACAGACAACAAATTACTCTCTCCTGCCCAGTCAGCTGCCGCCTTGGCCGCTGGTATAGGCACAGGCATATTCAGCGCAGCGGGTGGCCGGGTAGCTGGCAAACTCGGCATTGCGGATATTGATACCTTACTTGCGGGCTCGTCCCTCAAGAAACCATCAAATGTGGCCAAGGCCATTGTTTACGGCGGTGTATCTGAAGGGCTGTTTGAGGAAATGCCTCAGGAGATGCAGGAGCAGGTCTGGAAGAATGCTGCTACCGGAAAAGATCTCATGGACGGCGTACCTGAATCCGCTGCCCAAGCGGTGCTGACAGGTGGCCTGATGGGTGCTGGGGCAAACGTTGCCGGGGGTTTAGCCCAACAACCACAACTACCCCCGTCCGGCCCAACACAAAGAGCAGCCGAAGGGGCTCAACCGATCCAACCCGACCAACCTCCCGGCGTAACCATCGAGCCAGAAGGGTTTTCTGCACAACTCCAGGCCGATACCGTGGATGCTTTTGACCAAGCTCGCTTTGCCGTCCAGCAGGGCCAGATCCAGCCAGGAACCGAGGAGTTTCAAGCGGTAAAGGAAAGTATTGAAGAGATTCAGCAGCGGAACATCCCTGAAGAGCAGGCAGCCTTGAAGCAAAACAAGGATGTGGTTGATTTCTTCACTCAGCCGCAGCAGGCCCCGCCAAGTACTGCTGAATCGGCTATACAGCGAGGTGTTCAAGCTGCTGGTGCGGAGCCTGTTCTTGATGAGACCTTGGCCGGGACTGCTGCGGCCCCGGTTACCAAAGAGGCACTTGGAAGCAAAAAGGATGTGATCGGCCAGGAATTAACCGATCAAGAGAAAGTCAAGAAATGGACAACTGAAGAAGTTGACCGGATCAATAAAATTTCTCCAGAGAAGCGAACACCAGAGCAGAAAGAATTCGTTCGTGACCTGAGCAAGACAACCATGCCGACCGAGGCTGAACCAGTAACCACCACTGAGGCAGAAACACCCGCTACCGCCAAGATAAAAGAACAAGCTGAATCAAAAGAAGAGTGGGTTGAATTTGGCAAAGAAACCGAAACGCTGAATATCCCCCGTGCCGAAATGCCTCAAGTCAAGTCCGAAGACCGTGGAGCATTAGCGAACTACCTTCGTTCTAGAGGTGTCGAGTATGCCAAGACGACCGTTCTTCCTACAGAGTTAAAGCCGACTCAGAAAGAATTCTCCCCTGAAAAAATCCAGAAGGCAAGGGAGTATACTGGCACGGAGAGAGCAATTCTGGTATCTGACGATGGCCATGTGATCGACGGTCATCATCAATGGGTAAAAGGCCTTACTGATTCACCGGGCAGAGAAATCCCTGTCATCCGCCTTGGCGGAAAAGTAGAAGAGATACTGGGTCTCGTTAAAGGTTTTCCCAGCTCAAGGACTTCCGCCGAGTTGGCTGAAAAGGCTCCTGTTAGAGAAAAAGAATTAGGCACACGGGTGCTCAAAGAGGGGTTAAGTGTCGAAGGCGAACGAACATACCTGAAAGACTTTACTCCAAAGGAATTTCAAGAAGAGTTTCGCAACCCAAAGGAAATGCCCCGCTTGACGGACAGTTCTGAATACAAGAAAATTCTTCCGAAAAATACTGAAAAAATTGTATCTGAAGCTGCTACGATAAAACAAAACTTAAATAATGCTAAAGCTTCTGTTAAGGAGAGTAAACAGCACCTTGTAAAGCTCTTTGATAAGGAAGGTCAGGCAGAAATAGAAGTCCAGTTTGAAGGCCGACCATACACCATTAAAAAACCCGAAGTAGGTGCAGAAGTAATCATCCTTAATCAAAAAGGTGATGATGCTACCGAAGCCCTTAAGGCCAAATTTAAGGCTGAAGGCCAAATGGAGTACGATCCTAAGCCCGGCAAAAGGTCTCTATCTATCCAGCCCGTAAAAGTTGGAAAAAGCCACGCATCGCAATACGGGCCAAAGACGTTGCTTCAAGCAGCTACGGAACATGTTAAGTTAAGTTCGGAACAATACCAATACAGCATTGAAGAAAAGGTTATAAAAGCCGAAATGCTTGCTGAATTGGTCGATAACCTGAAAGATAAGGGGGTGGGGCACACCTGGCGGAACGAGGCTGGAGATACGAGCTTTAGCGTAAAGAGAGCCCCTGCGGCGAAAGTATTCGCATCCAAGGAAGCAAAAGCAGAGTATGGAAAAAAATACAAAGAGCTGAAGGAAAAACCCGAGTTTGTGAAAAAAGTTAAACCTGGGGAGCTGAAAACGGCTGGGGTTACTCCTGCACAAGCTGGAGGAATCAAGGGCAAAGGCTCCAGAGCTAAGGCGGCAGAGCTGAAAGCCCGTGTCCAAGCAGAGATTGCCGAACGAGTTAAGCTGTCAAAAGCAGCTGGCGTATTGCCCAAGGCTGAGCAGGCCAACATCCTTGACGAGCTTAACGAGAGCCTTGGGCAACTGGTTGTCCAAAAGCTTCAGCAGGGCAAGGCTTTTGAACTGGTTAGTAATGAACAAGCCCTGTCCGCAGTCAAAAAAGATGCTGAAGCAGAGGCAAAGTATTCCAAAGATGGCCAACGAATCGAAGGGCTTACTTTTCCAGATGGTAAGGTTTGGCTGGTCAAGGAGAATATAGCTAAAGGTCAAGCACTTACTGTGCTTACCCATGAACTCGGTGTCCATGCTCGCAAGCTTGGTTTTAATGATGGCAAAGTATTTAAGCGAATACTTAAACAGCTCGAGAGTCGCCTTGGAACAGGAGCAGATAGCGACATCAATGCGGCTTTTGCCAAGGTGCCCGACAGCACCCCTGCTGAACAGGTCACAGAAGAGGGATTGGCCCGGCTTGCATCGATGTCTCCTGAGCATGGCTTAATTCGAAAGCTTTTTGCTGCCATAAAGCAATTCTTGATCAATAAGGGATTCTTTCCGAAATACTTTACCAGCAGACTGACAACTGCTGATCTTCAGATGCTGGCTCAGAGTGCTATCAAGGCTGATACTAAGCCCAGGAAACAGAAAACGGATACCAAGGTTAAGTTTTCTCTTGCCGACCTACCAAAGACCCCTGAAGCCATTCAGCAGCGGTTGAATAATACCGAGAACCTGAACGCCACCGCTCCAGGCGGAACCACTTCGGGGGCAACGCCGGAGCAGGGCAAGTCCTACATGGCTAGGGTGAGCAAAGCTGTCGGTGAAGCGGTCAGTAAAGTTACAGCAGAGAAGCAAGCCGAAATCAAAAAAGAACGGGAATTTATTGGGGCTTATCACGCTCTGAGAAATGTATCTAGAAGCCCAGTAGCATCCATGAAAAAGAAGCAGGAAACCCTTGAAGCATTTCAAGGGTTGGTGCCAGAAGAGGTTCAGGGCGATTTAACACAAGCTCTGGGTATTATTTCTAATCCAAAAGCAGGATTCGAGCGACAAAAACGAGCGTTTGAAAAAGTGAAAGACACCCTGCTTGAAGCCACAAAAGCGGATCTTGACAAAACAATCCGTAGCAGTCAATTGCCTAGAATCAAGCCTGAACTAAGACAGGGTAAAAGGGGCAAGAATCTCAAGACTGACATGGGTCTAATCCGCAAAGCTAAACAAATGGATCGTGGGGCAATCCTTGACCAGCAAGAAGCCCTTGATAAAAAAATTGACCGATCAAAGGAAATAATCGGCAGTCCTCAGTCAAGCAAAGAGGGCATTGCTCAAGCCGAAGAAAATCTTGCGGATTATTACTCTGAAAAGCAATTACTCACGGTTTTTGGAGATTTTGGCAAGTTGTCATACGCTGAAATCCTCCGTGCTAAAGAGGCTGTAAACGATCTAGTAACCAACGGTACCGGCGCCTGGCGAGTTATTCAAGACCAGCGCAATGCACTCAACAATAAGAACGCCTTGATGGTTCGACAGGAAGTCCAAGGTAAACAGGATCCAAAAGATTACTCTCGGGCCGAAATGAGTCAGGTTGCCGAGAAAGAAAAAACGGTGACAGGCAGGGCCAAGAAGCTCGTTACTGATGTAGAAAATTCCAACATGATCCTTGGATTCTACCTGAACAAAATTGCGGGGAAATCAGGCAAAGGAATGCTTCAGAGTGATACTGTGAAGCTGTTTGAGGGCATTGCTGCTTGGGGAACAAGACGCGAAGAACAGTTAAAATTGTCCATCGTCGAGAACACTATTAAGACCAAAGCAGCCGAGGTGTTTGGCTCTGGCAAGAAACTGATGGCCGCCATGGCTCGAATGGCTGAAGTCTCGACAGATAAGGTCTACAGTTATTCCCAGACCGGGCAAAAGAAAGAACCTTTCCACATTGGTCCTGGTCAAGCGATATATCTCAGGCAGCTAAGTAATTTTGACGAGGCTCAATCTGGACTGGATGCCATGGGCGTGACTGAGGAAACCCTCAAAGATATAGAAAATTACCTCAGCCCTGAAGAAAAACAGTGGGGAGACTGGCAGCAGCAGGAATTTTACCCCAAGCTTCAAGCAGATACCGGGAAAGTCATTCAGAATGTCGAAGGAATCAGCATCCTGAACAACCCGAACGAAGTACCCTTACACAGGGAAACAGGCGGTCTTGATATTGGTGTTCAGCGCACCAGGCAGGCAGGATTGAAGCACGGAACTAGTTCGGAAATAGAAAAAGAGGACCAGCCTTTCCGCCTTATGGATGCCGACCAAGTTATGATGGATCATATGAAGGGTATGACCCATTACCAGGCGTGGGCCGGGCCGATGGGGATTATCACAGGCACGTTCAATGATCCCCAAGTTCAGTCTAGCATCATTGCCGAATACGGTAAAAACACCATGGACGGGCTAAAGCTCTTCTTTAGAGACATGGCTGAAGTTCCAGGTGGCACCACTTTCGCTTGGGCCGACAAAGCCCGTGCCAACGTGACTACCGCCTTGCTTGGTGGCTCCCTGATTACCCCTGTCAAACAATTGGCAAGTATCCCGGCAATGTCTGCGGATATCCCTTCTGCTGCTTTTGCTAAAAATTTTACATACGGCGTGGCTCACCCTAGAGAAGTGCGGGAATTTGTAAAAAACTGGGATTTCATAGACCGGCGCATGAAACTGGGCTTTGAGCGAGACATGAAAATTGCCAAAACCAAGCAGACCAAAGCCGTCATTGCTGGTAGTAAAAATATTGCGGATTGGATGATGCTGCCTATCGGGATTGGTGACGCTGCGGGCGTAATTGGCGGCAGTTTCCCGGTATTTAAGTATTACAAAGACCAAGGAAAAACCCCGGAAGAGGCTTACTTCTTGACCGAGAAGACAGCCAGGAGAACTCAGCAAGATTCGGCCATTTATAACCAGACTAACTTTCAGCGGGGGGGGAGTTGGAACAAATTATTTACGATGTTTTTGAGCAGTAATATTTTATACACAAACCAGCTTCAGGCTTCCTTCAGGGCATTGCTAACCGATCCAAAAAAGAACTATAGGTCAGCCAGCAAGAGGATTGCTCTGTTTGGGGTTATCTTGCCGGGCATCTTTACCGTCATCGGTGCAGGTGGCTTGGGCGCTTGGCATGGAGATGATGAAGACGACGAAAGATTAAAAGAAACCTTATTGAGAGATATCGTCCTGGCAGGGCCAAAGGGCATGCCCCTTATTGGACAGACAGCAGAAGGCCTTTGGAATACCATGAAGGGGTATCATTATGGCAAAAATCCTACATACTCCCCTGTTACAGAGATAGGGAAAAGCTTATCAGAATTGGTTGAAGACGGCAAGCGATACATCGTGGAGGATCAAGACGGCGAAGCATTGTTGGCCCTGGCCGATTCTGCGGCTACCTTGCTGTCCTACGGAACAGGCGTTGGTTACAAACCAGTAAAAAGAACACTTGAAGGATGGTATGATGCGTCTACAGGTCAAACAAAGCACCCGGTGCTTGCCGTCTGGGGTATGAGCCGCTATGCAAGGGGCGAAAAGTAACTTGCTGAATAATGGAATCTTTGCTATTAATAAACTATGAATATCTGTAATCCTTGTGGTTTGCCTACGGGCATCAAGATAGAAGATTTAGGGCTCCCAGACTCTAGCATCCGGCTGTTGTTCACTAAAGAGCTAAATGGCTCTATCCTCGTGCTTAACCAATCAATACCTATTACCCGTTTAATCGGTACTGTCGAAGAGATTGATCCAGTGACCGGTGAAGTGGTTTCCTCTATACCGACACCGCAAGGGGTCGCTGAGCTTCATATCAGGTTCGCGGGCGACCTTGATATCGCCACTACAGAGTATGATGATATCGTCATTCCGCAATATAACGCTGGGGTATACGATGTCGACAATACCAAATACGAGAACGAATACTGGTCAGGAACAATCCCTATTGAAACGATAAACAAAATACCTAAAGAAACAATTGTGTATATCACTATGGGCCTGACAGTGGGCTCCGAGGTTATCATTGACGAAGCCTGTGGTTTATATGCTGTCGGAGGGGTGTGATGGTTGATATTAAACCTAACTATCAACAGGTAATCGTCAGGCCAAAATACGCTCTTGCTGGCCCCCCAGGTAAAGACGGAGGGGGCACCGGTACCAACGATCATGCTACTGCCTTGAACCGTGACTTGCCCGACCAACACCCTCAATCAGCTATCACAGCCCTGGTTACAGACCTCCTCGCTATTGTAGCGGCTATTCAGGGCCTCACAGACGGCAAGGAGGATGAAGGCGTTGCCGCTGGACTTATCACTGATCTAATCAACACCTCCGACCCTTTTGTTCAGTATCTCCTTGAGTCTGAAGCAAATACCGTAATCTCAGAAAATACCGACGTTGCAGCCAGTAAAGCACATAGGGAAATAACCAGCGGCAACCCCCATGGTGCTACCCATTCCGACCTACCAGACAAGGGCACTAACGACCATGCTGTAATCGACACCGCGTTAACGGCCCTGGCTGATTTGCTGGATCGAACGACTGGCGAGAACACCGGTGATGAAAACCTTGATCCTTATGCTCTGATTGAAACTGTCCTTCTGAAAGGTAACACCGACGATCCTGTTTTTGTGCCTGCTCTGGATAATGACCCGGCCAATAAGAAGTTTGTCGAGGATTATGCTGCTACGATACCACCGGTCGACTCGCTAGATACCGACCAGATCAGTGTCCCTGACTCCAGGATCATTGGCACCCCTACAGAGACGCTAACCCTTGATAAGATTATTGACTATATCGCTTCTGCTGGTTTATTTAGTGGCGTGACATGGACAAATCTTGAGAACGGGTCCGCGATAATCGGAGCTGGAGAGGGATGGTTACGAGCAACCGATTCCGAGACTGCTCCAATAATTTGGCTTTCATTCCCCGAGACCGAAATAGAGTTGATCGACGGATTTATCAACTTTGTCTACGTTGATTACAGTGCTGGTGTTCCAGAGGTCAAAAAAACAAGCAATATAAACGACTTTAATTGTTTAGATAAATGCATCTTGTATGTGTCCAGTAGAGTCGGAAACGACGTGCATCGTATTGGTGCGTTTGCGAACAATGTGGATGCGGGCAGAAAAATCCGTCGCAAGGCGATGGATTTGGAAGGTAAAATTGTTGTTCCAGGTACAGCCTTGACAGCAAATGCTGGAACAAGGCACATCAAGGTCAGTGCCGGGCGGTTTTGGTTTATTTTGTCCAACCCAAGCACACCTGCTTTTGACACTTCCGGCACTGGCACCTTTTCTTTATTTTACGGCTCTGGCACGTCTTGGAGCGAGACCCAAGACAACACTCAAGTAAGCAACCTGCTCTATAACGATGGTTCGATAACTCCCGCAACGCTCGGCACTGGTAAGTCAACTGCCTATTTTGTTTTCATTTCCCTGGATGATGATACCCCTCATCTATCTGTCGTTGCTTCGGGGTCTTTCAAAAACCCAGAAGAAGCAATGACCGCAGAAATTCCAGGGGTGCTCCCGGTAGAGTTGGGTGGGATGGGTGTGTATCTATCCACCGTTATTATCGAGCAAGGCGCAGCCGAAATCCACACAATTTTACTATACAGCTCGGGTGGCGGCAGCCAAGGCGTTGTCCAGGTTGCACATAATGGCCTGCCAGGACTGCAAGGTGGTAATGCCGATGAGCGTATCCATCTGGATATGTCTCAGTATGATGGATTAATAAACGGTTTTCGTGGCAATCTGACAACCGCTGAACGGGATGCCTTACCTGATCCAATCCTGGGTAACTACGTGTTCAACACAGAATTTCGACTACGTAAGGAGACCTGTCAGGGTGATGGTGTTTGGGTTCCAGACAAATACGGCTGGGCGGAGCGACTGGAGGATTACTGGGAGCCTCATGATTTTTTAGTTGACGGGGCAACCGGGCCGGACGGATGGAGCTATGAAGTTGTTGGGTCCCCTACCGGGGTCAACGCCGAAATCACCGCGACTGGTATTTTTCTGGAAGCTGTAATAGCTCCAGGATCTGCTGTAATAGTCAAAAAAACTTTTGACTTATCTCCGTTACTGATTACCCAAATAGCCGAGATACGAGCCTCTTACCGGATGCAGTCGACCCATAATGATGGCGCTATTGACGGGGGTATAGCTTTTGGTGTCGAGATTGTCAGCGGAACGGACTATGTAAGGGCTGTATATGAAACTGGAGACTTTGAGTACGTAGGCATACAAAAGCATATAGGCAACGAGGGAGAGGTTCGCACCATGGTTCCCGAAAACTGGATCTCGGGATCTGGTTTTATAGAGACGTTTTCCACGCTGTCCTGCGATAGCGGGGACGGAATCCTTTTAACCTTTGGAGAGGCTGGTGAAGGCCAGAACGGTGAGGTAAATAAAGACAGTAGTTATAGGTGGGTAGACGGGCCTACTAGCGTGGATTTGGTATTTAAAATATACGCTGAGCCAGATGTTGTTACCTCTGTTCGTGAGTTAAGCGTGATAATCGACCAAATAACCTTTAAGGCGGCGATATGATGAAGAGAATATTCATTGCAATTCCTTTAGTTTTACTGACTGGCTGCGCTCCCAGTCCTGGTGAAATAAATCTAGCCATGTATAGAGAGTACCAGAAAGGAAGAACAGACCGCCTTATAATTCAGCAAGGTCAAAGCGCAGATCCGCTCCCACAAGGCAGTGGTGAAACCCCCTGCGGCCTAATATGTGAGAATGAATGCACTCAAGACTGCCTTGATCAATGCCCCGATAACCTTGTTTGCACAGGCGAGTCGGATCAGAATTTTGACATAGCTATCAAGACCCCTGAAAGCATGTCCTCAAAAATAACAGCAAAAGGTGACGTTTATGTTGTTCAGGGGTCATCAAACGTGAATATACAAGTCGGCCCGAAAGTAATCGACCCTATGCAGCAGGCCAAGGCCGATCTATTGAGGTACCATTACCCAGGGTTAAGAACGTGGGATGACAAGTGGAATGCCGTTATATCCCCCTGGGTAGAGCCCTTGGTGGAGCTGGGGAAATGGTTCACAGGTGGTGATGTGCTTAAGGCGTTCATCCGGAGGCCACACGCTGACCAGTATAACTTAATTGATTCTGACATGGGGACCACCGGGCACCTCCAAGATTCAGCCAATCCGATCATGATAAAAGGAGAAGAACAATGAAAATCATACTTTATGTAATAGTCGCTTGTTTTCTTGGTGGCTGCGCCTTATCACCACCTCCCACCCCAAGTGGTGACCCGATTGAACTAGAAGAAATTCCGTATATCGTACAGGGAGCCCGATGAAAAAAATCATATGCAGTATAGTGTTTGGTGTTTTTTTACTCCACGAACCTTCCGCCGTTGGCGCTGCTAATCAGGACTGGAAAACCCTAATGTACGAAATGGTCACAGAGATCAGAGCAGATGTAAAGGAACTTCTTGCCCTGACCCCACGAATGGAGAGGGCTGAAAAAGACATTCAGGATCTTTGGGAAGTCGGGGATGCCCTCCGTGAGGAGGTTATTCGTGTTGAAGAAGAAGTTGCGATTATCAAGCACGAAAAAAAAAAAATGGCAATGGATCTCGGGAACCATATCGCCAATGACAAACAACGTGTTGCTGATAGAAAAGCATTAGTTGGCTCTGCGCTGTCAGTGATACTTGCTATGATGTCCCTTTGTATTGCATGGTTTAGAAAGAATTAAAATAACTTTAAAAAGGAGTAGTTCCAATGAGTGAAAAAGCAAAGATGTGTGAAGCTGAAGAAGTATTGGCTATTAATGACCTTCCGTGGGTAAAAAACATCGGTACTAAAACTGTGGACTTAGTGCCAATGAGCGCCACAGAAGCAGAGCGGCACATGTCCCACAAGATCTGCATGGATGATGCTATTAAAGATAACGGAGAAGGTTATTTGGTGAGATACAAAGATGGTTATGTTTCCTGGAGTCCAAAGACTCCGGCTGATGAGGCTTATCGGCCTGTTAGCACCAGATGTGAAACAAAAGCACCCAAAACAAGATCAAGTATCCCCCACTCCAAGACGGGCGTAACTATGATGCGACCTTATGCTGAAGGGGAGGATCTGGGCGGAATTACGGTAAGCGAGCATGGTTCGCCGGTTAAAGGAGGCATGATTTGCCATGCCGAAGATAACGTGCAAGACCAGTGGTATATTTCTCCTAAATACTATTCCGAAAACTATGTACCTGTTGGTACAGGTGTTAAAACCCTTCACAACAGTGAGGTCTCTGGAGCCCGGAAAAACGTCAAGGATATTCGGGTAGTCGGAAACGGGGACATGTTTCAACTCCTTTGCAAGGCCTCCAGCGAAAAAGAAGGCTGGATGAAATCTACCAAAGCTATGGATTGCGGAAATGGTCAGATTGTTATCCAAGTGACTACCCAACAGCGCAATATCGATTGGACTTATAGTATCGCTGAAGCTTTGACTGTTATTCAGAATTCAATGATTGTTCCTGATGAAAACAATGGTCGCAAGATTGTTGCCCTCGAACCAAAGGAGAATAATTAATATGGATACAGCTAGTTTAATCACGCTAACCACAGCCGGATCACTTGCATTCATAACCGGACTCCTGAAGGACGAGATAAAAGCAGCAAGGAGTGATTACAAAATTTACAAAAATCGGTTTCTTGATACCAATGGCGACCCGAAAGACCCCGATGTCGGACTGATGTGCAATCCCTCGACCGGAGTGTGGGGGCCGATTATTGTAGATGAATATTCTTACAGCCTGCTTCATGGATCCGAGAGGTTCGTGAGGTTCCGTCATGTTGACCTTACGAAGGGCACGGGGAAGCAGCGGCAATTATCCCTGGCAAAATTCGAGGCGGCAGCACGGGCCAAGCCAGAAGAACCCCTGTCTGGTTTTGACTGGACAAGGCTAGCGAACCATGGGTTTATAGCTCCTCCTAAAGACCAGGACGAACCTACCCCACTGGAAGACCTATTAGGACTGGTTCTCCTCGGTGAGGATGGCCTAACCACCCAGCTTAAGAATGCAGCAACTTCATATAACTCAATGGCAACCTGTGTGACCAAATTGCGCAAGACGCTGGAGAATGGCGGTTCCGACCTCCAAATTGGACTGTTGACCGAGAGCGTGCTGAAGAATCTTCGGTTAGTTGAGCAGAAAGAGGGGCAAAATGACTGATACCCCCGACCAAAAAAGTGAAAACAATCAGCCACCGGTACAGGCGTGGAAATGTCCTAAATGCCAAGACAGCAACATGCTCATAGTCGATACCCCCGAAGGTATTATGGTTCTATGCGCAACTCAAGGCTGTGTAACAGGGTTCCCGGAGCTCAGTGTCAAGGTGATTGACCCTTCAAAAGATCCCCCGAAGAGCAAAAAATAGCATTACATGATTCTGAAAAGCCAGCCTTCGGGTTGGCTTTTTTTATGCAAAAATAATACCAGACCCTCACGCCTCTTTTGTTTTTGTTGCTGTCTAGCAACGTTTAGCAACTTTTAATACAGCAGTTCCAGATATTTAGATGCAATTCTCTTTATGTCCCTCTAGTATGAATTAACGGAAATTTTACAAAGAGGAACAAATGAACGCTGCAAATTCCGCAAAGGAAGCGCCTGTCGACATGACAGGTGACAATAAAGCAAAAGGGAATGATATGAGTATGGATTTATCTGGATTAGCTCAACTGGTTGACACTGTACGTGCTGGAAACGGTAGCTTTCTTGGTCGTGGCGGTGAAGGCGGTGGCAATGGCGGTTTCGCTCCTTATGCCGGGCCTGCTGTGATCCGTGCTGATGTCCTTGCCAATAGGGAAATTGGAAACACCGGGATTGAAAATATCCAGAGGTCTATTTCTGCCGGACGAATAGCTGATCTCGTTGTTGATGGTCACGGAAAAATCTGTGATAATATCAACGAAACCGGTAACCGTGCGAGTGATAACCAGTTTCGATCAGAATTACGAGGCGCTGACCAACATGCTGCTCTTGTAGCGCAAATTAACGCAAACGCCCGAGAGTCTGATAAGTGCTGCTGTAAGTTGCAATTACAGGCTGCTGAAGACAAGGCAGAGGTTTTGGCAGAGATTAAAGCTTCCGAGGGCCGTGCTATTACCCGTGACCTTGATCGGGCAGAGCGGAAGGTCGAACGCCTTGAATTACTCAATGATCTGCGTGATAACGGCCACCACGGCCACCACTGAGGCGGCGGGGGACGGGGGGCGGCAGGTAGCCCCCCTGAAGGTGTTCTCGCCGGGAGCGGTGACACCGTGCCACCGGTAGGCAAAAGCAGTAATGCAGGATTCGGCACCCGTGGTTGTTATGATGATACAGCGGACACGGAGCTGAACAACGAACTTAACAACGATAACACCAATGATAACGATATCAATATTGATATTGATATCATCGGCGGCGAAGATGATGGAAGTGGAGAGGAGCCAAAAAAGGTTGACTTATGCCACAATGGCGAAGACATCTCTGTGAGCGTTAATGCCCTTGAAACCCACTATGGTCATGGCGATACCTTGGGGCCATGTCCTCAGCCGGTAGTTGAATCGAAACCAGAACCGGAGCCAGAGCCAGAACCTTTGGTTGAACCTTTAATTGAGCTTGATCCAGTGCCGGAAACTGATCCAGTGCCAGAGCCAGCAACTGAACCAGGATAAAAGCAGTCCATTTGTAAACAACAGGGCCTATAACCATAATGGCCCTGTTTATTTAAGGGGAGATTTTGAAAAAACAGACCAACAAGGTGTGGTGTTCACTGCTTCCTAAATATAAAAAAATCTTAGACAAAGCCGCAGACAAGCATTACTCAGGCACAATGTCCGGGATGTTGAAAATTTGGATTGTTTCGGTATGCAAGCTGATTGTCTCTGGAATTACAGCCGAATGGTTTGTTGATAATATTGACGAGGTGATTGAATTTTGCCTAAAAAAGAAAGGGAAATAGCATGAACATGGATCAACAAACTGCCGGGCTGTTACTGATAGTCGCCACTGAGCTAAGCAGAGCCGCAAAGCATTGCCAAGCCGCCTCTTACTGGTTACGGTCAGAGTATGCCCCTGGACTTTCCGCTATGGCCTGTGTTGAGGCAAAGGAACGCCGGGAGTATGCTGGTAAGATTTACGAACATATTTGCGACCACGGGGGCATTATTCCTGTTTTGCAAGCCACTGAAAGCGTTCCGGCAACCGGGCAAGGATGGACAGCCGGGGCGGTACTCGATATGATCAGTAAGAAAGATAACGCTGTTTTGGTTGCTATTAAAGGGGCTGTCGGGAAGCTGACCGGTGGCGGAGAGCACGGTTGCGCTAAGTTCCTCATGGATCTTGAAGCTGATTTTTGGAAGGATATTAACGAGATTAGGCAAGCCATGGATCATGCAGGGGAGAAGGTTCCGCCTGGGTTGCTCATCCTGGACAAGGAATATGGGAAACGGTATGGTGGGGAGTGATTTCTTGAACCACCTGGGCATTGCGTGATACCTAGGTGGTTTTGTGCTGAGTTATTATTGCGCTGTTGCGAGGGCGTAAAGCTCCATAAAGGTATCTTCAAACCAATGTGGCTGGGTCTGGGTAGATGAACCTCTAAAAGCATCATTCTGCCCGTATTTTAGACCCTTTTCTGTAATGGACTTGTAGGGCTTGATTACGTCTTTTGATCCTAACCTGGTCTTTGTCTCAAGATATCCTATGCGGATTAAGAGCTTATTGAACCCTATTGTTGACATTCCACCGCAATTATTCTTTTTGAGCAGGTCTTTCGCTGAACAAACCACTCGAACCTTTTCGGTATATTGCGGCAGGGCAGCAGGTGAAACGCCGTTGTTTTCGTACACGGTATGAACTCCGTCCAGCAGGCTGTTTTGGGAAATGTCGAGAATTCTCGCTGCGTGCTCGTAGCCAATCAGTTCTAGCTCGAACACCTCCCTCTTACTTCCGACCGCAGGGGCCAGCCCGCCCTTGGCAACTTTTTCACACTCAAGGAAATAATCACGGGCCTTGTTTCCGGCTTCGGTCTGCTCGGCCATAGATACTTTTTTAGCTGTATCCATTGTTAGCGCATAATCTTTTCTATTGTGACCACCGCTGCCGGTTTGCTCGCCCGATCGGGTGAGCAAGATATAGTCCTGACCTTCCGTGAAAAATACATTATTTACAACCTTGGCCTTTACCCAATTTGAAAAGTCTTTGCGGCTACCCAAAAACTCATGAAGCTGTCGGGCATCAATAGAATTCACCTGCTCACCACCAATACTGCTTTCCTTCACCTTGATTAATTCATGCATCTTGCAAACTCCAAATAAAAAAAGGGTTTTACCGACATCTGTCCTGAAAGTGAGGTACGTAAGAACCCCGAACAGATGAATGATAAAACCCTTTAATCAAAACTATTTGTTACGTTTTCCCGGCCTTTCAAACCGCTCCCCACGTCAATGGGTATGGCTAGACCTTAGCCCCTTTTTGCTGGCTTGGCAATAAAAAACCTCACCTCCAAGAGAAAGGGCTCGGTCACGGTCAAGAGCTAAGATCCAAATCAGACGTATACTCATGCCCGTAAGCCGCTTTTAACTGGTTGAGTTTAATTTGGCACCCGCACAGCTCCGCATCAATAACAGCGATGCGGGAATGTATTTCCTTTAAGGCTTGCTCTGGCAGCTTGGCAAGATTACCTACCTTGTCGATCACAATTGTGTTCCTCAGTCTCTCTTCTTCCTTGAGTAAGGCGAATTGCTTTTCCGCCTCGAACTTCGTGTTGAACAGTATTTCCTTCAGCTTTTTCGGGTCACTCATCGTATTTTTCCTCTCTTGCTTTTTTTAATTCTCCAGCGCATTCCTTGCAAAATGACCTAGTTAAGGTCATTTTTTGACAATCCATATCTACTTTTGTTTTGCTAAGCCACACCGCTTCGTCATGGCTTGTATTCTTCTTGCAGAGTTCGCAGTATAGGCCCATTACTTTGATCTCCTCCCAGCATCAACCGCTTCCATTAACCCCTTCCCCACCTTAAAAACAGGGAGTTTCTTAGCCCCAACCTCGACTTTCCCTCCAGTCTTAGGATTTCGGCCAGTATAAGCATCATACTCTTTAACAGAGAAGCTTCCGAAACCACGGATTTCAATGCCGTTACCTTCTGCCAGGGACTGAGCCATGGTATCCAGGATCGTATTTACCACAGCGGCTGTTTCCTTCTCCAAGCGGCCAGTTTGCTTGGCCATTTCTTGGATTAATTCTGATTTATTCACTTTTTCCTCTTGGCTATAATTTCACGATCCATGTCGGCAGGATCAACCTCAAACTTCTCAAGCAGAAACTCAACCCGCTGGGAATCCGATACTGAATCACCACTGCAAAAAGGGCAGTACTTGCTCTCTAGCTGCTCTCCGTCATCCACCAGCTGGTGAATAAAAGGATGATCATCCGGCCTCACGGTTGTACAGTTAGAGCGCACCTTGTTTCCACATCTCTCGCAGGATGCGATATGCTCGCTATACACCCCGTTTTCGCCGCACTTGTCACAATCGTAGCTTTCTACAGACATTTCTATTCCTATCCAGGTTGATAATTTCCCCGACAAGCTAAGATAGCCAGCCAGGACAGCTACACAGACCAATAATGAGATCAGGACTGCCGTCTCCTCACGCATTAATCCGCCCCCGCAAAATCCCCGAAGGCTTAAAAGTAACCACCCTCCGAGCGTCTAGAATCAGATCTTCCCCGGTTTGAGGATTGCGCCCCTTTCGGAGTTTCTTATCCTTCACGCTAAACTTGCCAAAACCACTTAAAAGGAGGTCTTCGCCGCCGATCAGGGCCTCTTTTGCCGTGGTCAGGAAAACTTCCACGGCTACAGCAGCCTGGGATCTAGTCAAGTGGGGGTGATTCTTGTAGATAGCCTGAGCTAGATTTGCTTTTGTTAATGCCATTTTAGTCCTCCTCTATGGTTATCACCGGGACATCATCAATATCCCTTGGTGCAGGTGCTGGTACAGCCTCGTCATCCACTATTAAGCCCTCAATCTTAATCACTGGCACTTCGGTGGCGGCAGATTCATCAGGCACGCAGGAGCACGCAATGATTAAGAATGCGGTAAAAATCCCTACGGCAAGCAAAAGGTCCTTGGTCAAGTCGCTCATTTCCCGTCCTCCTTGGTTTTTTGGTCTTTAGGTTCCTGTTTAGGCTCTTCTTCTTCCTGACTGTTAACAGATGCTACAATACGCTTTGCAGCTTCTTCATATATCTGGTTAGCAGGGCCAGCTCCGCCGTTGATATCAGAAGAAGCCAAGGCCTCTCCGTAGATGATACCCAGCGCAAAGCCAGTGGCCATCAATATAAGTGTGGTTATAAGTTTCTTGATCATTTTCACTCGTTCCCGTGGCCCAAATGGGCCTTTTAGTGGTTAAATCCGCCTCGCTATTCCATTGCCCAGGCACTTCCGCTCCCATGTGCCACCGCTTGCCATCCCGGCAAGTCTGTCGGCCTGATCTCTTGTCCTTACGCCGGTCAAGTCACCCCAGCCAGAGTCATCGCCATTTTCTCTTTGCGCCTCCCTTTTGACACTTGGGGACAGCACCTCCTTTGCTTTCATCGCCCCGCAAGTAAACAGGGGCAGCCTGGTCCTGCCAACGTCACGACCAACTGTCTTTTTGACTTCCGGGCTGGTTATAACAAAACCCCCATGGATGCCAAACGTTCCACCTTTGGGGATGCTTATCAGCCCCAGGGAACACATGTACCTAGCAGTTATAACGTCCTCTATGGCCGATTTAGCAGGATATTCATGCTTTTTCATCTGCCAAACCCGCCCAGACAGGTGGGATCCCAGCATGGCAACGCCAAGAATCTCATATACCCTTATCGCAATCTCCTGGTAAGAGAGTTTTTCACCCTGGAGGGTCTTTTTTTTGCCATTGACCCTTATTTCAAGGGCCTCTATGGCCCTTGTTACTTTGCTCGGAACTTTAGTCATATTGTCCTCATACGTCGTGCTATCACCATTCCTCTTCCAGGTCATCAACCGGCAAATGCTGTTCCTGAGACAACATAATTAAAAACTCCCTAACCTCGTGAGCTGTGCTAACCACTCTCAATGTATAGACAGCCTCGGAAATCGCCAAGGCCGTATTGGCCTTGCGCGTGTTTTTATACTCTTCCTCGCCAGCAAGAAAGAGGGATGAATAAAGACGACCTGTAGCCTTATCACCTCTCTCTTTTTCTCCGTGATGCATCACACTGGCCGCATCACGGATCACAGCCGTCATGCTCTCGGCGGCCCTCCTTGCATCACCCCATGACAAGTCGTCATGAAAAACATGGTTATACATAGTGATACAAAACACCTCGCCGCCTGGGTCTTTAGCCTGGATGTTGATATTTGCGCATATGTTACGCACGACCTCATCTGTGGTAAATAGCGGCGCAGATGCAAATTCACCGCCTGCTTGCAAATACGGACGGTGTGAATCGCTCCCCCAGAACGACACCGTACCAGAGTTAGTGACCACCTCTATGTCCCCCCGGTGAACAAGGATACTCAGCGAATCCTGAATAACGACCCTTACCGCATCGTTATTGTCAAAAAACGCCTGTTTAGTGGGGATGGACACCGCCGCCCTGGGAGCAGTTGCCAGCACCGCAATGGCCTTGGCAACCGCTCTCTCCCCTCTATTCCTCTTCCATTTCTCAATCATTTTTCTTATCATCTTTCTTGGGCCTCCCTCGCCCCTTGGTGTTTACCGTTGGATCTATCTTAAGCACAGCAGCCTGGAATCCTGCCATAGTGCTCAGTTCCCTTGTTCTTGCTGGAGCCCGATTACTCTGTGCTCCATTGAGCAACGTGTCCCATGCTTCAAGTTTTTCCCTATTCCTCTTCCACTTCTCCCTATTCCTCTTCCATTTCTCAATCATTTTTCTTATCATCTTTCTTGGGCCTCCCTCGCCCCTTGGTGTTTATTTCTGGGCAGATCCTTACGACCTCCCGCCAGAACCCTATTGGGCTAAGTATAATTACCGGGTCTATCAATGCGACCCGAGGTTCTGCGTTATTTTTACGGATGTCCCACATTGCAAGCATGTGGGCAATCTCGTAAGACTTTGTAGCACTGCAACCTCGTCGCTTATACTTCTTAAACGTGTCGTAATTGATGCCGCTATCTAGTGCGGCCTGCTTCATTGTTTTTTTCTCCATCGCTCTCCTTTCTTCTTAATCTGTCCCAGCGGATGGGATGGCCACCCGCTCGAAGAGGTTAAGACTTGACGCTTTGATACCACTGGTGGTTAAAATCTAGTACCGCATGGTGCGGGGAATCGCCAAAACCGGCGATCCCCTCCTGCAAGTCCTTGCCATACAGGACGCACCACTGATTGCCATCCCTCTGGATTGACGGTTTCAGCATCGCAAACAAGTTGAACTCTTGTCGCTCCTGTGCTGCCTGGTTATTAATCTCTGTAGTTAAAAAATCAGTGTGGTTCTCGCTCATATTTTCCTCTAGTTGGTTTCCATCTCGACCGGTATGCCTGAACAATAGCCCCCCTGTTTACCAAAGTCAAGCAAAAAGTTTTAGTATACAACTTTTATTTTAAACGCAAAGCCATCTGGTTATATACAGATAGAGTACTTTTTTAATAAATAGTTGCAAAGTGAAACTTTTAATTGACACCACCGGCCAATCGGTTAAGATGGATTTACTGGCAGGTTGTTTTGGGCAAATTTAACTACAGGGAACTATCATGAAGCCTGATGAAAAATGGTTAGAAGAAATACCGACGAACGAAGAAGAATGCATGCAGGCCTTAGAGAGGGACGATGCCTTGCTACAGAGCAATATCCAGGGACTATTCCAGTGCAGCCTCAAGCGGGGCCGCACTTTGCTTGAGGCTTACGAGAAAGCATTACTAGCCTCGATACCCGCATAACCCAAAAGTCGGGGCAACCCGACCCACAAACCCAAGATTACTATTATGGCAGTCTTGGGTTTGCGGTAAAATTCAACCAGAGGAAGCGATGGCGCAGAAAATAAAGAATGTCAGGGCGGAGGTAAACGTTACCGCCGATGACAACGAGGAATACTTCGGCGGGAAACTGCCGACCAAGTGGCACGGATTCTGTTTCATCACCCGGACGGTATACGGGATCGAGAGAAGCGGAAACACCTACACGGGACTGATCGCCAGGCGTGGAAAATCAGCCTTGAAGGTTAGCTCCTCTAATCTTACAGACTGGGATATCGACACTCAAAAGGAGCAGCCCATGACATTACCTGACCACCCGCTCCAGCCACCGGAAGACGAAAAGCGCAACGCCTGCCCAGAGTGCGGGACTGAAGCTGTCAGTATTGGCGACCGCTTTAAATGCTTGTCGATTTTTTGCCAAGCCGAGTTCACCGAGACCGGCACAGGGCCGGAGCTGGCCTCTGGGACATTTGAAGTAGGTCAGGAGTTTGAGGTCTACTGGATGGAAGGGCAGCGCGAGATGCATGCAACCATCGGCATTCTGCCATGGCTTGGGAATCATATGAGGGTAAAAAATTCAGTGGAAGTTGAAGTTGAAGATGAAGTGGAGGTGTATCGAAGAGGACAAGCGGAGGCATTCCGCAACCCTATGGACGAAAGAGCCTGGATCTACCCCTGGAACAAGAAGGAGCTGCACATAAAGTGCGGCGTACTACAGATGCGGGCACTGAAAGTGCAAGTAAGCAATACGGCATGGCCAATCAGGATAACCCCTGACAGGATCAAGCACATGGCCGCAAGACCGTACAGCCACGTAATCGGGCAGCTCGCCGCTATGGTTGAGCGCAAACTACAGGATGACTCGGGCTACGATGAGGTGGTGTTCTACGGCGGCAAGGTGGACGAATGACAGGCCCAGAATACCAAATCCACTGCGCAGTGATTGAGTACCTGCTACTGCAATACCCTGATGTTCTTTTCCGCTCAGACCTTGGTGGGATGCGCCTGCCGATCGGATTAGCGATGAAGGCGAAAAAAGTAAACGGAGGGCGGAGAGCTTGGCCAGATTTGTTTATCGCATCGGTAAAAGATCATTATTCGGGCTTATTTATCGAGATAAAGACTGGGCGAGACCAGGTCTTCAGAGGAAATGGATCATACAGGCAATCTCAGCATGTCCTTGAGCAACTAAAGGTGCTCAGGGATTTGTCAGAAGCTGGGTACATGGCCGAGTTCGGCCTTGGTTTTGATGACTGCAAAAAGAAAATAGATTGGTACCTGGATAAAATCTGGTACGTAGAGGATGACTAATGGCAACACAAACAAACACAACACCAACCGCCAGAGAGGTTCAAGGCGTTTTATGCAGTTTCTTCCGGGCCAGATCAGTCCCGGAGAAAATAGAGACAACCCCAGCCCCGCTAACCGAGCGGGTAACCGGGGCCAGAGTCAGGCAGTACCGGGCTGACCGCTGTGGCCTCTGGGCGTTCGGGGCATCACCACGGCAGGCTAGACGACATCTCCGGATCATTGAGATGAACCGGGGGTTGTGGTCATTGTGCCGGTGACCCCAAAAACCTACAAAAGATTTCCCGGTCTACGTTTTTACGACTGCGACCAGGGAACGCCGGAATGGTTAAAAGAGCGGCACACTGTCGGCAGCAGTGAAGCATCAGCGGCCTTTGCCGGTGGATCAGGTAAGACCAGAATCGCCCTGATGGATCGAAAGATTATAGAGCGACACACCGGCGAACCTGTTGAAACCTTTTCCAGCGCATCAATGTCAAGGGGTATCCGCCTGGAAAAGGAGGCCGTTGCATGGTTCGAGCGGGCCACAGGCCTAGAAACGATAGAAGTCGGCCTGATCAGGAACCGAGAGTATCCAGGATTCCACGCCAGCCTTGACCGGCTAATCATCTTCAAAGGCCTCCTGGTATCTCTGGAGATCAAATGCCCAGAGAGAAAAACTCATTTGAAATACTTAAAAGATTGGAAGTTGCCGACCACATACAAAAAACAAGTGGACGAGCAGCAGATAATCTGCAACACCATTTACAGCTTTTTTCTCAGCTGGCACCCAGAACACGGCCAGATGCTCTTAAAAGTGCCAGCCCCAACCGCAATTGAGAGGGTGAAATACGAAACAGACATGAATCGGTGGAACAACGACCTTGCCGACCGCCTGCCAATGGCGAAACAGATCGTTGAAGAACATAAGGCCAGGGCCGCTCGCCTAGAAACCGAAGAGGCCGAGCTGATCCAGTTGGCCAGAATTAAAACTGAAGCATTATTGAAGGAAATACGATGAGTGAAAACCTACCAGAAGTAAAAACCGAAGCCCCAGTACCTGCGCCTGTAATGGTCGATGATTATCGGCCCCCCGTCCTCAACTTGATGGACGGGGACGTGATTAGTCAAGTCGAAAGAGTAGCCGCCATAATGTGCCAAGCAAAAGTTACAGTACCGGCTCACCTTGTCGGGTCAAAGGGCGATTGCTTTGCCATAGCTCTCCAGGCTGCCGCATGGGGAATGTCCCCCTTTACGGTTGCGCAAAAGACCCACTTAGTTAAGGGAACCCTTGGGTACGAGGCCCAGCTAGTACATGCCGTCATCCTCAGTTCGAGGCTGATCAGGGGAAGATTTACCTATGAATGGGGAGGCGAGGGGAACTCTTTGAAATGCAGGACAGGGGCCATCGTAAGAGGCGAGTCTGAAATAACCTGGGGGACTTGGAGTCACATCTCCAAGCAGACCGTACAGAACAGCTCACTTTGGAAATCTGACCCGGCCCAACAGCTCGCATACCTTGCCGTTAAAAAATGGGCAAGATTATACTGCCCGGATGTTATCGCCGGGGTTTACACTCCTGATGAGCTGGAAGAGACTGACAAGCCGAGAACGAGCCTTGATGATGCTCTTGGCGAGCCTGAACCCGACAAGCCGCAAGCTAAACAAGGGGAAGCGCCAGGTGAGAGGGTGGTTTGCCCAGGAACAAACGAGTCAGTATCTGTTTCCTTTTGCACCGAATGCCAATCAAGAAAAGGCTGCCCGGCACGTCAAAAAGAAACCAGCGAAAAAGCTGGTCTTAAATCGGAGGGTTTTTGATGAAAGAGTTAATTATCGCCATCAGTGGCGGGGTTCAGAAAAGTAACTTTACCGAGATTAATAAAGAGTGGCTGGCCAAGATCGATGGGGCGGTGCTTACCCCTGAAACAGATCAGGAGTTCGCCACCGCAGAGCAGTTTATCAAAGACTGTACCGCCTCGGAAAAAGAGATTAAGGCAATCCTTGACGCAGCAATCAAGGGTAATGCTGATGTATCTCAACTGCTTGACGGGGTCAACGGGCTCCTTGGTACGATCAGGATAACACGCTTGACCGCAACCAAGGCGGTCAAGGAAAAGAAGGAGTCGGTCAAGGCCGACATGGTCAAGACTGGTGAGCAGCGTATTGTCGAGTTTGTCAAGGGATTATACGGGGTTTACCCTGATATAGTCGACTGCTTGAGCCCTGACCTGTCACCGATAAAGCTGTCGGTCAAAGGTAAGAGGACTATCGACACCTTAAATACCGCCGTAAACGCAGCGGTGGAGAAAATCGAGAAAGAAGTTGGAGATCTCGCAGCCGAGTGCAACGAAAACCTTATCCTGGTAAATGCCTCGAAATTCAGCGGCCTTTACCCTGATAAAAAAACTCTCATCGTGAAGTCAACCGGAGAGGTGGTGGCGGAAATCAAGAGCCGAGAAGCCGAGCACCGCCTTGAAACCGAGCGGCGGGAAAACGCTGCCAAGATCAGGAATCCTGAAGCCCTGTCCAAACTCAAAGCTGAGGTTGACGAAAAAGGCCACTTTGCCCACCTGGAGAACTGGGCGAAAAAACATGCTCAAGAAATCAGCGACGGGCTGCCAAACAAAGAGGATTTGGCAGAATTCCGAGCGTATTACTCGGAAAAACTTAGTCAGCTGAAAGGCGATCCGCCACCGGCTACGGAGGAGCGGCGACAGGAAGAAGCGCCTGATCCTGAGCCAGCTCCCACAGATGGGCAAGAGGAGGCCAAAACTGGCAAATACACCATCCACCTATCTGCGGATATTGATGGCACCAAAGAACAGGCAGGAGAGCTCAGAGACGCTTTCCACAGCCTGGTTAGCGAGAGGCCTTTTGTTGTGGGCGATATTGTTGCAAGGCTGGCTGTGAGAGATGGCAGCTAGGCCATGCAAGGCATTCCCGACCGGCGCAGACATGGAAGAGCCAAGAAACTCAGAATGGTGCGAACAAAACATGCACCGGTCGATGTGTCAAAAATGCGGAAGATTTCCGGCTGACGGGCCGGAAGTCTCTGTTTACCAAGTGAAAATGAGGGCGAAACGTGGAAATAATAGCTGAACATTGGCCAGAGCTGGGCGCAGTAGCTGGCATTATACAGATAATCGAAACCAAGGTAAAAAATGCCTAAAGAATGTACCGGTTGCAAGTTTGTATTTGTCCGAAGAGTAGGAAAGAGGTCGTATCCTGATTACCAGAGAATATGTAGACGCGGGATGAGGAACCCTAGTGTGGGGTTTGCTAAAAACATAGAAACAAACCCTCACGCATGCGAGCATTACGCGGAAAAAAAACCGGATCCCGAAGAGCCCGGCCACGGGAACGAGCTGAAGGGAGTCAGGTCGTAATATGTAAAGCCTCGGTCATTTGGCCGGGGCGTTTTTGGTAAACCCGACCCCACGACGGGGCCGGTCAATTGAAAGTATTCGAAAGATTACGTTATCACGAACAGAGCAAATGTGCCAACAAAAAAGGCGCTGATCGTCTTTGCGAACTAATAAACGAGAGGAATTGAGCATGAAAAAAGCTAAAAAACAGCACTCCACCACCCGGCGGGTGGTTAACTCCAGAGAAATCAGGGGAAGCATGACCCGCCAGGAGCTCGCAGAAGTGCTATCGATCGGCACCGGCAGGGTAAGCAAAAGGTCAGTGGAGAACTGGGAACTCGGCAAGCGGAAGCCATCCGGGACATCGGAATCTCTTCTTTGCCTGGTTCAGATGATCCTTGAGAAGGGAAAGGTTACCAGAGAGGAGCTAATCGGAGATATTGTACTCATGGAGGACATCGGAGACGACCTGACCAGGGGCCTTGTCGGCCTCTGAATTTGTTTGACAGGAAACAAAAAATAATCCCCAAAGACGACCAATGAACGGTTATCTTTGGGGATTTTTAATTGATTGGGTTTTGATTTTTAATTGTTAATGAACGAGCTGAAAAACTCAAAAATCAATGCCTCGGTATCGCTTTCTCCAAGCAGCGCCCTTAACACCATCTGCCCAGACAAGCTACTCCGCACGTACACAACAGGGTCTGATATGGTGGCATTACCTTGGTCGCACTCCATCCCACACATAAAGGCTAGTGCATGCGATACACATGGCGACAGCCCTCTTTCACAGTAAGACTTTTTCAACCGCCTCTGCTGTTCGTCAAGCTTCATAATCCTCCTGTTAATTAAAACTTATACGTCCTGCAATGTCTAATAACTCTCAAGCAGTCAGGGCAGGTTATCCTTTTTCTCGGTATTACTGCTGTGTAGCCCCACATCTCGCACGCTACGCCGCATATGGTGAACTCTCCGTGCTGCCCTGGCCCCAAACCGTGAGAGTATTTAAAAAAATCATCATGCTCACCAACTTCCTGTTGGCATTCTTCGCAATACCACGCCATCATTCTTCCTCAGCTTCAAGATAGGCCTCGACAAACGCCACAGCCTGCGTGGTAACAATAGCATTCCCGTACCCCTTCAGCTGTTGATTACGGCAGCTACGAGCCGACCGTAAAATCTTTTTGCATTGCCGGAGCAGGTCTTTAATATTTCCTGCACCAGGTGCCAACTTTTGTAATTCGGTGCGCATTTGCTCCAGCTTTCCGGGTATCCCATGAGCCAGCGGCTCATATCCGGGTTGAGCTGGCCGAAGCGCACCGTCCTGGCAGTAGACCCAATCAGGATTCGCCCAGAAGCCAGCAGTCGGAGCGGGCCGATCAGAGCCACCTGTCTCGGCAAGTCCCTGGGATTTGTCCCATCGCCCCTGCTGTTTCGGTGATCCCTCACCACCGGCCGGTGCCACGCTGCGAGGAAAATCTGATCCTCTAATCTGCTTTTCCTGTCGTGAGCCCTTGCCAGGTTGCCGGTCGAGTGCCCTTTTCCAGTGTGCCGGGGCCGTGCCCAGTTGGTCAGCGGTACCGTCTCCGATAATCCCATTGCCCCCGGCCGTGGAGATATACTCCCTGTCTTGATTGCGTCTGTTCTTGTCGGCCTCGGCCACCCAGTAAAGCCGCTGAGACAGCATTGGCGCACCGATGCCACAAGCCGGAAATGTAAGGCTCCCCAGGGCGTAATTCGCTCCTTCCAGGTCAGATTGTACAACCCCGAGCCAAGCCTCTTGGTCTTGACCTCTAGCCGCTTTTGCAGCCGCCTGGTTAAGTCGCCTGAACGCTGTCGAACTAAAGAGCTTTCCGGTGACTCGTTTGCCAGAAACCTGCTCTCCAAATACGGTTTCTGGTTGGCGGGATTCGATGAGTCGGAACATTTCTGGCCACAAGTGCCGGTGGTCGTTGATTCCACCGCCTTTGCCTGCCGAAGAGAAACTTTGACATGGGCATGATCCCGTCCACACTGGCCGCTCCGCTGGCCACCCTGCTTGCTGCAAGGCGAGTTCCCAGCCTGCAATGCCTGCGAAGAAATGCACTCGCTGAAACCCGGTAAGGTCATCTGGATTGACATCGGCAATACTCCTGTTGTCTATCTTGCCTGGCGCAATAAGTCCGGCATCCATCAGATTACTGAGCCAGTCGCAGCAATCTTGATCTATCTCGTTATAGTAAGCCTTTGCCACATTCAAATCTCCAGTCGATCAACAATAAATTCCTGCTTGCAACGACAGCAGGTGTACTCCAGCTCCAGCCCGCTCCATTGCGCCGGCTGATTTTCCCCTCCAAACACCGGCCCTCCGATATCATGATCAGGAGCATAATCACCATCAGGATCGTAAGGCATCTGCGTCAGGTTCAGCTCCCATTTGCAATCAGGGTTTGGACACTGCACCCGCACCTCATAGGTGACTATTCCTGCTACTGTTTTCACGTCACGCTCCTGTTGATCTTTCCAGCGCAAATCTGCAACCAAAGCGCATCAAAGCCAATATCCTCGGCCATAGAGCAAAAGAATTCCATATCCGCATCGACCTTCACAGGCACCTCCCCGCCGTCCTGATTATGCATAATCACACCCAGCTCTCCTTTTTCGCCCATGGCAAAAATTTGATCATCATAGGCCACCCTCCCGCCATTGCACAGTATCTGCATCAGGAGCTCTTGGGGTTTTCTTAATTTTGGCATTTTTCCCCATGGCCATCTTTAAACACCCGCTTTCCAGCAGACAAAACCCGCCGAAGAGCGGCCCCAGCCGCCAAAGATGCGGCGCATTTAGCTTCCCATAGTGGCTGCCTCTTTTCGCACGCTGCGCACCATAGATGCGGTGGCAAATACCCGTCCAAATCTGGATCCATCACCGAGTAGCACGGTGCAGCCCCCTGTCCGTATGCCTCAACCTCAGAGCATCGCCCCACCTCGCTGGATAATTTCCTAAACGCTTCTTTGGCCATGGCATGATCCCTGCGCTTGACATACAGATCCATTATCAGCATTTCAATTTCATTTGGCATTTTCCCTCCTCAGCCTGATAAAAGCCACAGGCCGGATTCTTACATTTAATCTTCAGCAGTCCGTTCCTGGTCCTGCCGCTCCTTCTTTTTCCGCAACACTGTCCAACCTTCTTTCCCCAATCGCTCTGCCATCTCTGGCGGTGCTTGCAGGTCTTGCAGGTATTCTGGGCCACCACATTTTCCTTTTTATCCGGCAGGCTTACCCGCCCGAATAGCTTGATTTGTTCCATATCTGGGCCACCTAGTTAAATTCTTGACATATCTATATGTATCATGTATTTTACTACTAATCAACACTAAATAACACTAAGCAGGGAAAATAATGGAAAACAACCAAGTATCAGCATACCTAACCGACAACCTCCTCGCTCGACTCAATAAGCATTGCAAGCAGGCCGGCAAAACCAAGGCGGGCCTGATTAGGCGACTACTGGAGAAAGAAATGAATAACGAGGGCGATCAGGCCCTCGCGCAGGCCGCAATGAGACCCGTCAACACTATGATAGGCGCTTACGAGAGCGGATTCGTTGACACCGTAGAATGCAACCTTGCTCAAGCATACCAGATAGCAAGAAACCACTGCAAAGACGCATACGGCATTGACGTGCCGGATGTGATTGAAGCATGGGGAAAGGAACTGGCCATGGAAATCGGCCTGAAGGAAAACAACAGGATCAAGGGGTAATCATGTTCCGAGATATAAAGGCAGGGGATACCGTGCTTGTCAAGTCGTCACTGTGGGTAACCACGTTTAAAGTTGAAACATTCTGGCTACCAGCGACCGTAATCAGAACCACGGAGACGCAGTTCCTGATCGGTAACGACAGGTACCGCAAGAGCAACGGAAGCATGGTTGGCGGCAAGCCTTACGACCGTTGCTACCTGGAAAACGAGGAGCACAAGGATGAGTCCGAGAAGTACAAAAAGAGGAAGGAGGATGTGGAAAACCGTTACGAAATCACAAACCACCTCAGCCATATAAAGGAGATAGATTTTCTAAATCATCCGCATCAGCATGCGGTGATTGCTCTGATGAAGCAAATATTAAAACTGAAGCCAAAGGACAAGAATGCACAAGTGTGAAAAGCACGGAAAATTAGACTCGGAATGGTGCGACAAATGCCGGAAGATTGTCAAGTGTGACCACAGTGAGACGGCTTATGCAGGCTGGTCGGATCTGTTCTACGACTGTAGCGACGGAGAGCACAGCACAGGTATAAGCATCTCCTTCTGTGCAACTTGCGGCAAGCCTAAAGCGGTCAAATTTTCATAATATTCGATTGGAAAACACCCGGTCGAGGTTGGATATAAAAGGAGAAGCAAATGAACAAATGGTTTTGGAAAATGGCTTACTGTAAACGGCGAGCTATCCCTCCAGCTCAGCTCTGGGCATGGGGCTGGGCTGAGGCTGCCTGGAAACTGGAAAACAAACTACCCGCGAAGGGTACAAAGAGGTGATAGATTGAAGCTAGCAACAAGTATAGATGATGATAAGTTTTGCATTTCCATCACAGGCGAAAGCGATTGGTCGACTGATGGAGGTTATACCTTTGAAGACGTAACAAACACGCACAAGCTCGAGGAAGCAGAAGCGCGAGACTTATTATCTAAGCTTGAGGAATATTTCCGTCCTGCCGCTGGATACAAAAACAAACTACCCGCGAAGGGTATAAAAGGAGAAGCAGAATGAGTTCTGGAGAAAATGTCAAAGAATCCATGTTCGCAAATTTTCGCAACGCTGTAACAGATACTGAACATCAGGCGCTCCAGGGAAGCGAGTTTGTCCCTACCCTTGATGAGTTCGATTCAGTAACAAAGGCAGGTGGACTTGCCCGTGAATCGATCGAAAAACCGCCGCTCGGCTTAATTCCGCAAAGGCTTCATAACAAAAAAAGAGTGCAAGACATTGATAATGCAATTTGTCGATATATCGAAGCGAGAAAGATTATCCCGGAAGAATGGATTGTCGAGCGAAATGAATTGATTTAACCGTCCGAAAAACCCAGACAGCAAAAAGCCCCCTGCCTTGCGGCCGGGGGCTTTCCCAGTTCAATCCTTCGAGAAAATTTCATCCACTTCCTTGCGAAAACCTTTCCTCTACCTAAGCCCTCCAGTTAAAATTAATCGACATACCGCTTTATAGCCCCTTGCAGGGCCGGGGCATGCCGCTTTACCATTTGATACCCTTCATTTTGATCAGCACCCTGCATTCAGGGCACTTGCAACTTTCTTTAAAACGTTCATGTGCATCTACCCAAGGGGAGCTTCTTGGTATAGCTGCGTTCAACAGCTCTCCCTCATCATTCATGCTTGTTGCGAGTAGGTCAAAATAGTGATTACACCAAGGGCATGTGACGTTTATTTCAACGATAAGCGCAGGTTGCACCGTCTTTTCCTTGGCCTCTTCGGCAGTAATAAGATACCTGTCTTCCCCGCAGATATTACAGTTCACGTTCTCCGGGCACTGCCTGCCGTTACTGTAACTAAAATGACAATCGTGGCACGGAGCGCCGCTACGGACAGAAACAAAGTCCACATTATCATCGTCTGTGTAAACTACCTCTGGACTGTTTTTTCCATTTGGCACTTGCTTCCTCTCGTTAAATTTAATTGACATACCGCTTTATTTATAGCCCCAAAGCCTCGTCTATCCGGTCAATAGACCTCCCGGACATGCACGACAGATCCCGCCTTAATATCTCCTCATCCCCACGGCCAAGGGTCTCAACCCATTCTGCAAATCTCTTGGCTTCCGTTAGCTCAACTATAAGAGCCGCCGCATCTTCCCGGGCTGCGGCTAATTCTTTTCTCAATTCGTCTGCGCTCATTTGGTCCTCACCCCACCCGCCAGCAAGGGGTATCCCAAGCTTCTGGAATATACCGTAAGCTTCATCTGATACCGACCCGGCCAGGGAGTTCCGTAATCTTTCCCGCAAGGCTAATATCTCCGCAAAATTATCAGCGCCGTTAAGCTGGAGCGTATCAGCCTCTTTTTTTGTGATGAACGTTCTCCATGTTTCTTTAGTTGCTATGCTCATTATTCTCCCTCCAGTTAAATTTAATTGACATACCGCTTTATACCATGTAGTTTAATAACAAGCAAGCGATAGTTAATAACATCAAAAAGAAAGTAAAGAGGAATTAAATAATGGCAAAACGTGCTAAATCTGGCAACAGGTGTGCCTCAGTACCCTTAAATAAAGAGTTGTTCAACTTTCTGGAAAGTTACTGCGAGAAAACCGGACTTGCTAAGGCGGCGGTGCTCAGAGCGATGGTGGTTGACTGGAAGAAGAACGAAGAGATCAAAGCGAGGCAGATTTAAGATGCAGCGGGGAAACTGGGTTCCAGTAAATAAAAAATTGGTATCTAGCCTTCCGAAAAGTGGAGAAAGACCATACACGGAACTCGAAGCCGCATTTTGCCTTACATGCGACTTTGACAACGAAAGTTTGGTTTCTGAGAATGGATACTCAAAGCTTTGGATTTGGAGTAGAGGGAAGGTTTCAAGATTTGCCAAAAAGCAAGGCTGGGAAATATCAAAGGAGGTAAGAAGAGGGTTGAATCAAATACTTATCAACAGGAATGCCAAAGGGAGCGTGATTCATGATCCAACGTGGACAAAGCGAACAACTGACGATACAACCGGCGAACAATCGGCGAACAATCGGCGAACAACCGGCGAACAACCTAGACCACTTGGAAACAGTGACTTAGGAGACACGGCGAACAACCGGCGAACAACCAACGAGCAACCAACGGTACAACCGACGAACAACCAACGGTACACTACTAGTTATCCTGATCCTGATCCTGAACCTAATCCAAAAGATAAAAAGCCTTCTGCACCAAAGGATGCAGGACAGAGGGACCGAACCCCAGGAGAATCCTACATGACGCACCGCAAGAGGAAGCTTTCGGGAAAGAGGCTTGAGACCTTCCTTTTATTCTGGGAAGCTTTTAATTACAAAAGAGGCAAGGCAACGGCAGCAGATGCATGGTTAGACATCCCAGACCTCACAGATAGTATTGTCGCAACGATTTACAAGTCGGCCAACGCAGAAGCCACGTTGCGAACCAAAACCGTCACAGACGGCAAAACGCCACAAATGGCACAGGGATGGATAACTCAAAAGCGTTGGGAAGATGAGCTAGAGCAAACGCACGTATCAACACCGGTGCCAAGCGGAAAGAAATTCGACAAAGAAAAATACCTCAACGGGGGTATGAACCCTATGCTTGGGGATGACGAGGGAGCGGGATGAGCGAAAGGAATAGAGCAAGACCCACAGAAGGCGGTGTTATTGAGGAGGAGGGAGAGCTTTTGATTTGGGTTAAAGACAGAAAGCGTAAGCGTTATGGCCCATGCAGATGCTGGATCCGGAATCCGGACAGATGTAAATTTATGAATTGCGGAAATCTGCATCTTGAATCGCTGAATGGGGAAATATATCTGATACGAAAAGTAAACGAGGGAGAAAAATGATCGAACCACCACCAGAACAAGAAGCGCAGCCAGTACCACCAAACTGCACTGAACTCGAAAAAGATCTGCTCGGTACTATCCTGATTGCTGATGGAGTGATGGGTAAGGTTGCCCACAAGATCGATGCCGAAGATTTTTATGTCCCTGCTCACCGGGTTATATTTGAGGCCGCTGTTGCACTGCATGAGGAAAACCAGCCTTGCAATCTGGTCACGGTCACCAGCTCAATGAGGGATGCAGGAACCCTGAAAAAATGTGGAGGGGCCGCTTACCTCACTTCCATCACCGATATTATCCCTTTTGCGGGAGCCCTGGGCCATCATGCAAAAGGGATCAAAGAAAAGGCCAACCTGAGAAAGCTGATAGCCCTGTGTGATGACGTAAGAGGTCGTTGCATGTCAGGGGCCGCAGGTGGCGAAGAATTGATTACAGAGGCAGAGCAGAGCATTTTTGAGCTATCCTCTCAACGGAAATCAGAGGGTTTTGAATCCGTCGGCCCTATTTCTGAACGTGTTTTTGGTCGCATCGAAAAAATGAGCAATACCCTTGGCACCATTACTGGGGTGTCCACCGGGTATGGCGAAATCGACCATATGACATCGGGTTTCCAGCCGTCTGATTTGATTATCTTGGCTGCCCGTCCGTCCATGGGTAAGACGGCATTAGCCATGAATATTATCCAGTACGCCGCCATGCAGACCGGTGTCCGTGTGGGCATGTTCAGTCTCGAAATGTCCAAAGATGCTCTTGTGACCCGTTTGTTTTCATCCGTTGGTATGATTAATTCTCACGGCCTGCGTAATGGACAGCTCAGGGATGATGATTGGCCGAAAATGGTGAACGCCGCTGGGAAGATCAAAGGTGCCCCTGTTTGGATTGACGATACTGCCGGGATAACCGTCATGGAGATGCGGGCCAAGGCCAGGAGGCTGAAGGCGAATCATGATATTGGATTGATAGTAGTGGATTACCTCCAGCTAATGCAGGGGAGGTCGAAGAACGAGAACCGTACCCAGGAGGTCAGTGATATTTCCAGGTCACTGAAGGCTATGGCTAAGGAGTTGGATATTCCGGTAGTGGTCCTGTCTCAGCTCAACCGGATGCTTGAAAATCGTCCAGATAAACACCCGCAACTTTCTGACCTGCGTGAATCAGGAGCCATTGAGCAGGATGCTGATGTAATTATGTTTATATATAGGGACGAAGTTTACAACAAGGCGGAGGATAATCCGAACATGGGTATGGCGGAAGTGATCATCGGGAAGCAGCGGAACGGGCCTACTGGAACAGTTCGATTAGGCTGGGTAGCAGAAACTACCACTTTTGTTAATTTATCATAGGGGATCAGTGTGGACAAAAAAAGAAAGGCGCAATCAAGATTATGGTGCGCATTTTGCGGAAAATGGGGAAATCACCAATCTGGAGCGCACGCAGCGACTAAACCGGATGCAAAGCAAGTCAAGGATGCCCTAGGCATGGTCGTGAAGGATTTCCGGCTTTCCGAATCGTTCGATTTCGGGGCCGGGGCGTATGATGTTGAGCAGGACGGAGAGGATTACCATATCACGGTGATCAAGAGACGCGGCAAAATGGGCAAGGGGATGCCGTCCAGATGAAACCGGGCGGGTATTTTGAATTTAACGGAGAATAGCTATGACTAAGAGGGAACTGGTAGAAACGACGAACGAAACCGTAAAAATGCCAAGAAAGCTGACCGCCGAAAACGGCGCAAAGTATCATTTGATAGGCGAATTTTTTGAAGTTGTCGAGCTGGAATGCACGGCCTGTGATGACGGCGACGAAGGCTGCGAGGTCTGCTCTGGATACGGAACCTTTACCTACCGGGTGCCCATTACGTGGCCATCTATAAAACGTATTTACGATATGGCGGTGAGTTGCCTTGGAGAGCAGCAAGTTGATCAGACAGGAGGAGTTGAGCAGCAGGGAGGCGACCGGCAAAAAGTTGCCGTGCTCTGTAACCAGTGTGGTTGGCATGGGCAGGACAGTATTGTTCAGGGAGATGATCCGCTGGAGTATAATTTTAACTGTCAGAGTTGCGGGTCTCAGGATCTGCACCGTGTTGTAATTGAGAGGGAAGAATTATGAGAATCAAGGACTTAAAAAAACAAATAGAAGGACTAGAAGACGACTTGGAAGTTTTCATCCGTGCCGCCACGAACCAGTGTGGGAATATTATTGAGGCAGGCGAGGCCGTAGAAAGCACCTATGGCTTTTTTGGCAAAAGTATCGGTTGTCTGATTATTGAGCCGGAGAATGAAAAATGAGCAGCTTAGACAAGGCGATGCTGCTGGCAAAGGAAACGCTGCCAGCCGGGTACTCCATCCGCTTGACAGTGAAGAGGGGATTTTTTATCGTACTGATGAAGGATCCAAGCGGCCAGGTTACGAGAGCTGAGGACCAGGGGCTTTTGGTTCCTGGTCAGATTGAGGAGCTGATCCAGACCGCAATTAAGGTGGAGGCGAGCGGTGGTGGCAAAATGTCCGAAGCAGATTACAAAAGCAGGCTACAGGAGCTCGTCAATCAGTACTGGGCAAGCAAAAAAGACCTTGCCGAAGAGTACGCCTTATCAAGGAGTAACGTAAAGATTGGTGATATAGTACGGAATTGTAACGGGCGGATAATGGTCGAAAAAATTACCGTGCTTATCTCACTAGGCGTTCCGATTTGTAAATATTTTGGCACTAGGTACACCGGTAAAAATAAGCCGTACAAGAATGGGGATACTGGGACTGTTTACCAGTCGAATTTGATTGAGATTAAGGGGAGCTGAATGATGCAGAAATCAGGCGGAACAAAGCGGCCACTGCCGAAAAGTGATCTTGAGGGTATCCATCACGTACATATTGTGATTGCGGATGCGCTGTGTTGGCCCGACGAGAGGCTTTTTGGTTTTCTGAGCGACGACAACGGGGAGCTTTCTGCCCAAGAGACAAGGACCGCTCTTTTTGCCTGCCAGGCTATGGGGCACACCTATTTTTGCGGTTGCGATAACCCAGGCCCCGATGGGCGGTGCGCTGGGCACGAAAAGTGAAAATCGGGACTAATGACCACCCAGCGGGTGACGCTGGGTGTTTTAATTTGAGAGCGTGAAATGAAAAAATCTATAACATTCAAAGGGCGACTTTACGTCAAAACCCCAAGTGATAAAGGGACATGTCGCGACTGTGATATATGGGGTGTGCCTGATAAAGCAGGAGAGCTTGATTGCTCTACTGGGCCAATAGGATGCCACGAGCAAGGCTTTGTGTATCGGGCAAAATGGCCCCAAAAAACGTATCTTGTCCAGTGCGGACCAGAGGTCGAAATACTGTATTACGTTGATCACTTCAAGGGCCTGAGATGCGTCCACGACTGGAGTGACTTGCGGAAAGCTGAGGCTAAAGGAGTGATGACAGCGGCGCTTGCTGCATTAGAGCTGGCTAAGGGGGTAAGGAGAGTGCTTGATGGGGTATTTTACGCTGCGCCGGAGGAGGGGTGCGGAGGATGCGACGGGTGCGCCCTAAACGAGGATGGAATGGAGGAATATTGCGCAGCTGCGGAAGGGTGCCTGTCAGACGCGGTTGATGGGATTATTTTTAAGGGGGAATACCCAGGTGACAATGATGCCATCGTATGACCCAGATGCTCTTATGATTAAAATGTTTGCCAAGCAGCTAAAGGCTCGGCTGAAAACTGGCGGAATGTGCGAACAGGGCTTGGCTGATTTTATGGCCAAGACGGAAGAGGCAATAAGGGAGGTTTCGGACTGGTATTTTGACGAATTTATCGATGATAATGAAAAGTGAACTGGCCAAGAGGGAAACATGACGACAGACGGAATAGCAATGGCTGATTTAAAGATACAGGGTGAGTTTTATTCCCTCAAGCCGGATCAGGTTGAGGGCGAATGCACCGGGTGCCATCTATGTGGGCTGACTGATGAGCATGGGGAATACGAGCGTGATAAGCTGCCGGTTGCATCTGATGGATCCAAGACTTGCGATGGTGGGCAGATTTACAAGCTGGAGGCATTATGAGTAAAAAAGCATATTACATAAATCCAGTAATTGATGGGCTTCACGCCAATTTATCCGACGAGTCACTGCGGCGGATCGGGTTTCCGGCGGGGCGGCGGCTTGCCTCTGTGCGGCGGGCGGTTGAGGCGAAAGGGAAGGTTAAGGGAATTAAACAGCTTACTTTGTGGGGGAATCAGGGATGACGACGGAAGGGGCACCGAGGGCGGTCATGGGGCGGTATGAAACGAGAGAAATTGGTAACAAGGCTCTCCGAGCATTGTTCAGGAAGGCATTCACAAGGATTATAAATATTGACCCTTGTGATGTCAGTTTGGATGTTAGTTACAAGATAAGGATTGACGGCACCGATGAATTTTGGATCAACGCCTGGGATAAGGGTACGGGAGACTTGGTTTCCGTTTCCGCCTATAGTTTTCAGCGCGCTGATGATATTGCGTCCCTGGTGAATGCTTTTATTGATACGGCCAGAAGAGGAACTATTGAGGATCTTAAGGGGCTAAAGGGACTGGAGTAAAGATAAAAAAAGCCCTGGGTATTATCCCAGGGCTTTACTAGAACGGCTATGACCTCTGTTCCGTTGTGGATCAGGGGTGTTTTTACCTAGACACCATCCCGCATCGACCTTCAGGTAGATGTTCACCCCGGTAAGATATCCAGGCCATGCACCCGCTACCGAGACATTTCGCTCCAGCCTTAGCGGGTGACCATCTGTTTACCTGCGTTGAGACTATTGCCCCAGACTGTAATATTTCCGAGTTCTGAAAATACCCAAACGGGCACCATTTTTCTTTTGCGTCTTCTTCTTTCATAATATCTTTTTTGCTCCTAGCCCTGAAAGGCTGTATGTTGATTTTATCCTCTCCTCAAACTTTAAGTATCATCCGGAGGGGCTTTTCCCTTGGTTGCCGCCCGGCTATTGATACGCCGGGCGGTTTTTAGTATGCGATAAAGTTCACCAAAACGAGCAATCCTATTGCCCATCTTTGCGATTTCTCAGCTGTCACCTTTACGGGATCACAGTTGAAATTCTTCCGACAAAAGATCCTGAACGGCCTTTTATTGGGGTTTCTGGATCGGTTCACACTCCCCTCTCTATCGCTGCTGGAAGGTACGATCTTCCCACCAATAACGGCCTTCCCCGGTAAGCAGCCGACCTCTAAAGTCCCGCTGTTTTACAAAATCCGTGTTAGGTAGTGAGGCCCGCTTGCTGGCCAGGGCTTTATGAAATGCCCTGGTATTATTTCTTGGCGCTTTGATTACCTTCATGTATTCCTCTCCTTGGTTTATTTGGCCCAGCTGTCTGCTCTAGTCCGTCTGCTGGAAAAGGTTGGTCAAATGGTGTTCCGGCTTCTACGACCTAGCTGCCCCTCCGAGGTCGAAGAACTCTCTTAATTCTTCCGAGGTCATTACCTCTGGAGGTGTGTCACACCCAAGGTAAAAATCTCTCAAGTCCCAGGCCCAGATAAGTCCATAAAATCGCTGGGACACATAAGCCCCGCCTTCAAACTCGTAAAGGTGTTTGCCTTTCACAAGATCGGCTATCTCGTCTTTATGTTCTGCTATTTCTCGCAGGTTTTCTAGCTTTAAGAACTCGTCATCCCGACCTTTCATCAGGATTCTTGCTGCACTCTTATAGGTTTTTATTAATTCCATAATCTTCCTTTAGTTTTATTTACGGCCAATCGGCCATTATTTGCATCCACAAATCAAAGCCTACCGTGATAAGCTCTGATTTGGGGGCCGGGTTTCCGGCTTGGGGTTACTCGTTAGGGCACTCCTCTAAGGCCTCTTGCATAACGTCTTCTGGGATGGGCTCCCAACCAGTCTCGTCATCAATGCTTCCGTGGGTGCAATACTCGCTCTCTGGATCTACGGTCATGTTTAGGCGCTGCTCTAGGTATGCTACTTGGTCTTGTGTTAGCATCTTGTGGCTCCTGCTTGGTATAATTGATCGAGTGTTATTTCTAGTTTTGTCTCTTGGAATCGGTAACACACCTTTTCCCCTTGGCACCGGAGATAAAGGGCCGTTATGGTATAGGTCTCTCCGTTACCGGTGACCTGATCGCCGGGGAAGGCAATGACTACCTGATTTGCATTATCGTTCCTCTCTGCCCACATTACGGGCATCTTGCTTCCGTCTTCTCTTCGGATCTTATCGGCCTTGATGGTCTCCAGGACTGTTATTTCCACGACCTCCCAGGGCAGTGCCTGCCCTAAACGAGCCATGTTCCAGCAGCTGATAAAACAAATTTCCTTGGCCTTTAATCCGTGGCGCGCTGCTGCTTCGTTTCGGATGCGATGGGCTTCGGCTTTGATTTCTTTGCTGGTCATGGCTGGCTCCGTTTTGGTTAGTCTCTCTCTCATCTGTCTTAGTTATACCATACCTATTAAAACTTGCAAGGTAAAACTTACAAGCTAACCATCTTTTTCTTACCTTGTGTCGTAAACACAAGGCTTGGCATCTTTTTATCCTTAAATATCTCGCTCAATTTGGCAGCGGTATTACTGCCACGGGAAAAAAGTCCGGTATTATTAGATTGCACTTGGGTCAAGGCGGACAAGGTATACGGTTGAGGCAAGGTAACGAGCTCTATCAGTATTCGGCTGGTAGCTACGGCAAGGGCTGTCAGTTCCATGCGTTCACCATCAGGCAAGCCCTGGAGGGTATTAAATGTCCACTGTATTTTAGCCGGTAACATATCTACTAGTTTGCAGACCTTCTTAGGCTCAGCTCCGTCAAGCTGGGCCTTGTTGAGTTTGTGAAGCAATTCGGCTGTTCCGCTGGTCACTATATTGGTGACTGTGTTTTTCTGAACGTCGGTTAGGTATATTGTTTTTTTTGGCATGGTTTTCTCCGAATCTGTTTTGAATTATGCTTGATGTATTTTGTATGCATCAGCTTTACTGTCCAGGTCTCTCTCTCTCTCATCTGTCTTAGTTATACCATACCTATTAAAACTTGCAAGATAAAACTTGCATGTTTATTAAAATAGTTTGATTGTTAAAATATTTGACACGGGAAAGAAAGTTAGGTACAACGAAAGAAAGTTTCAGAGGTTTTAACAAAGTTAGGTGTACCTAAAGAAAGTTAGCTATGGCTAAAACTGAGAAAGGTAAAAAGAAGAACGGCACAAGGTACACCCGCAAGGAATGGGAACGTATTGAACAGGCTTGGGCAGCTGGTCAGTTAGCTAAGATTGCTATATCTCGTAAGTTTGGGCCGGATAGAAATACCATAGAATCACACATGAAAAGAGCTGGTATCGTATATGGTTCCTTGGCTGATAATGTGCGTTTAAAAGTAGCAGCCGAGCTTGTTGCGGGTGAGTCCACAGGCGAGTCCACAGCAGACCGTGAAGCTGTGGACTCCGCAGCTAAAGAAGGTGCAAATGTCATCAGGACACACCGAAAAGATATACAGAGTCTGCGCGAACAAGCACGCCAAACCATTGACAAATCCCTGAAGTTTGTAGACCAAATAGAGACAGTTGACGACGCTGTTAAACTCGCAGGCCTCCAGAACACACTATCAACCACCTTTTCCCGGTTGATTCCTCTCGAACGCCAGGCATACTCTCTGGATGATCCCGCAGTGCAAGATGCGGACAAGGCGCTTTCCGTTGCCGCTGCAATTATTCAGGCAGATAAAGAAAAATAACATGCCTTCGCAAATAGCCTATAACGCAGCCAACGCCGCAGCTATCCATAAGGATTATTACGGCCATCCCACCGAGTTCCTGACTGACATTGTCAGGATGGAACTGGATGACTGGCAAAGGGATCTGTGCAACAACTTCCACACCTACGACAGATTCGCTGTGTCTTCAGGCCATTCATCGGGAAAATCTGCATTAACAGCTGGTATCGTAATATATTTTCTGTCAGTCCACCCGCAACCACAAGTAATTGTAACAGCCAACACCGAAAAGCAGTTGACACAAAAAACATGGCGTGAGCTGGCTAAGTGGCATGGTAGATCATTGGTTAAGGACTGGTTTAAATGGTCGGCTACTAAATTCAATCTTACAGAAGACCCTGCAACATGGTTTGCGGCAGCTGTCCCGCAAACGGAACATAATTCCGAAGCGTTTGCAGGAGCTCATGAAAAATACATGCTCCAGATATTTGATGAAGCGAGTGCGATTCCTCGTTCAATTTACGAGGTGTCCGAGGGGGCCACGGCTACAGAGGGAGGTTATCGCAAGTGGTTGTTGTTTGGCAACCCGACCCTCAATAGCGGCGCTTTTCATGACACTTGTTTTGGTCGTCAGAAACACCGATGGAAACAGGTAATCATAGACACCCGAGCCTGTAAATATGCCGACAAAAAACAGATAGCGCAATGGATAGAAGATTACGGCATTGACTCCGATTTTGTCAGGGTTCGTGTCTTAGGTTTGCCTCCTAGGAATTCAGTGTCAACCCTTATTTCTCCCGCTGCTGTAGAACGGGCTTTAGGGCGTAAGATACCTGTTGAAGCCTACAGACATGCACCAAACATACTTGGTGTTGATTGTGCTCAATATGGTGATGACGACACCTGTATAGCCCACAGACAGGGCGTTAAGCTCCATGGTATGAAAAATTACAATGGTTTAGATGAGATGGGTATAGCTCGAAAGGTTATACAGGCAATCAAAGAGACACACCCGCAGATGGTTTTCATCGATACTACAGGCGGGTATGGGTCAGGAGCGTACAGTAGGTTGATAGAACTTGGTTATGATAATGTCATACCCGTTGTATTCTCTGCCAAATCGGATTCAGATCCAGAAAAGCACCAGAACAAGCGGTTCGAGATTTACGACGAAACTAGAAAGTGGTTCGAACAGTACGCTGTATCTATCCCGGACGACCACATACTTGAGCAGGATTTAGTTGTCCAAGAGTTGATATACAACCGACAGACCAACCGTAAGCAATTGCTTGCAAAGGTGGACTTGAAGAAGATAATAGGCCGTAGCCCTGACAAGTCAGACGCTTTAGCTCTTACCTTTTCTCACCCGGTAGCAGGATCTGAGCCTGACGAAATCAAGACCTCAGCCGAACAAGACTGGTTGAAGGTCACTGGCCACGACCAAAACGACAACACAGCGATAAATATAGCCTAATGATTGAGATTACTATCAAGACCGGGGAAACAATGGTCACTATCCTCGTTGACGGTGACCAGGTAAGCGTTAAGCAGCCAGAACAGACAAAGCCAGTTAACCTTGACCAGGACTTCATGCTCCCTGTAGACCGGGCAGCGAACGTCAATGAAGACTTTGCCGGGGTAATTGAAAAGCGGAATGATGAGTTCGTGAAGCAGTTTGCTGCTGAGTTGGCAGAGAGTCCGACTGTCAGTGCTGTTATCCCTTCACTGGGCACTGATGACGTTCTGGCAGCAATTGATACTGTGGCTGAGGAGGCTGATGATGAATGATTTCACCTGTCCAATATGCTCAAACTCGCCCCACAAGACAACGCCCGCCTTTGACATAGATAAGCCGTTACGTGGTGACATGTTTAGCTTAAAACAAGAGCACAAAGATGCATCTTGGGAGTCTTTCGAAGAGATAGAGAGCATTGTAGGCGACAATTTAACATGCCCCGTCTGCGGCAATTGCTACGCTGATTCGTTTACCGGGAAGATCCGAAAATAATGCCTGATAAAGAACTCGACATACTGGAGACAATCAATCTTCCAGAGACAGAACTCAAGAGGCTGAACCAGAAGAAGAAAGCCCTTCAGCAACGCAACTGGTCTTTATCCAACCCCCCACCGGAAGACCATGAGGACGTGGGTAAATTCTTCTGGAATCTCTATCTCGAAGCGAAGACAGAACGGGAAAGGCTAGGCAAGCCTGATCAGTGGTTTAAGGCATATTGTTATTTCAAGGGCAATCATTGGAGCCGTAGCAAGCCTAAAGACAAACAGACCAAGGTATCAACAAACCTGTTCTTCTCTAATGTTATTAGGACAGTAGCGAACATTGTAAACCGTAACCCGGTGGCCGAGATAGAGGACTTGACTGGCCAAGGCGGTGACATGCCAAGGATTTTTACCCGGAAGCTAGAAAAGTGGTGGAAAGAAACAAATCAGCACAAGAAACTTAGGCTCTCAGATATCAATAATGAGGTGTATGGTATCACGATTGAGAAGCCGTTCTGGAATGACAAAATAAAAGCCCCAGATACCGCCGTAATTGATCCTTTCACCTTCTTTCCTGCTGCGGGGTACTGGGAAGACTTAAGCCTTGATTGTCCACATATTAGCCATGCTACTCAGATTCCGGTTGATCAGCTAAAGAGTGAGTTTGGAACGGATGACATACACGCTGACGAAGCCTATTATGAGTTAGGATTAGACAGAGAAGAGCATTCGTCCGTTGTGTCAGGGGGGGTAGCGGGAACTAGACCATCAGCCACCGAGTCCTTCCAGGGTAGTCTGAATTCATCTGGCAGAGGCAACGATGCTTTAAAAGTTGAAATGTGGGTACGTGTGGAGCAAGACGAGGATTACCCGGACGGCATAAGGTGCGTCACTATGTGCAATAACGGAAAAGTCCTTGCTGATCGAAAGAACCCACAAATAAACTGGGCCTTCGAATACGACAAGATCAAGACGAACTTTCTATTTGGCCGTCTACCGTTCTTCAAGGCTAATTCTTACGAGGATACCAGTTCAATCTGGGGCTTCAGTGCCCTGGATCAGACCTATGAATTGGCTACCAAGATAGAGGAGTTGGTTTCCATGGCTATAGCCTACCATATGAGATCAGCTTACGGAATCATGGTGGTTACGCAAAACTCAGGCATCAAGCGCCAACACATTAATAGTAAGCCTGGCCTTGTTCTCTTCCCTACAACTGATGTAAATAGTGTTAAGTTTTTACCATTACCCTCACTACCCTCCTCATACTTTAATCTGGTAGAGCTCTTAATCACCCTGCATGACCGGATTTACGCCGTACAGGATGCTGACAGGGGCGAAGCCCCTTCCGGCGTGATTGCTGCCAGTGCTATTGTCGCGTTAAAAGAGAGTAACGCCGTGTTAATTCAACATAAAATTGACGCTATAGAGAAGCTGGTAGAATCCAGGGGGATGAGCGCCATTGCCCTCTACCAGATGCATGGACACATGGAAGAGACGATAGAAAGCGATGGTGAGACATTTCTTTTCCGTGGCACCGAGTTTGCTGGCACCGAGTTTAATTATCTTGTTCATGCTGGCTCGACCATGATCCAAACCAGGATACAGAAGCAAGAGCAGTCTGTAGGGCTGTATGATAAAGGAGCTATTGATCAACAGGCATTGCTTGAAGATCTTTCCTACCCTAAAGCTAAGGCGGTACTTGAAAGGATGGCAGAGGGCCAGCTAGATGCTGCCCTGTCTATAATGATCCAGGCCGGTATGCCTGAAGAACAAGCAATGATGTTAAAAGAAGCCCTTGAGCAGGCCCAGTATCAAGCTCAAGATAACAATAATACAACTGGCTCTCAATCAACCGGACAACCTAAACCCGGTGTACCTAGGGCTCGACAAGGAGCTGCTTAATGACGGACAGAGAGAAGGCCAATGCCGCAATGCAACATGTAATGAAGCACGGTAAACCTAAAACGAGTGCGGAAAGTCTCAAGAGGTACATGATTGGGAATATTTCAAGAAGACTCAGGGCCGGTTTCTCCTGTTGCCTCGCAGCCGCACGAGAAGAAATGGAGAGCACAATACAAGGAGCTACTTAATGCCAGAGCTACAACGTTGTAAAAAATGCCGAATTTTAGTCCCTGTAAAAGATCTAGGGGAGTCCATGGTCTGTACTAATTGTATGGAAATTGCTATCACCATGAGCACGGGCGGAAAATCTGTCGTTCTGTCAAAGGAGGGGGAGGTAGACAAGAAGCTTCCGTCTATTTCCGAGGCCGCAACAGTACTAGGAGTATCTGTTAGTACTGTGAGGAATAGGCTTGACGATAGTAAGCCTACGGATGGATGGGTGGTTAAATATGCCTCTGTATGAGCACAATTGTGCTCATTGTGGGGCAACAATGGAGACAGTAAGAAGGATTGCAAATCGGAATAACTCTTTACCCTGCCCGCAATGCGGATACCAGACCAAGAGAGTTATCAGTTCTAAAGTCCGAAGAGAATGCCCGGCATGGCTCGACAGCGCCACGGATAATCTAAGAGCCGATGCAAAACAACTTGTTACTGACCGGACATCTTTTAATAATTACCTCAAAAAGAATAACTTGGAGCAAACAGGATGACAACCGAAAGTACTGCTGTGCCCGATAAGGATACCACAGTGAAAACGACCGTGCCCGATAAGGATACCACGGAGTCAAGAACGTACGCCGGTGGAAAGTTTGACAGTCTAGAGAGCCTTGAGAAAGGTTACCAAGACTTGCAGCAATTTAATGGTAAGCAGGCAGAAGAGCTAGGAGGGGTGAAGCAGCAGTTGTCAGCTCTTAATGAAAACATGATGACTATGCAGCAGGCCCAACAGCAACAGGCCGTACCGCCAGCGGAGCAGCAGGATTTTGCTGCCGATCAACAGCAGGTTTACAAAGAGTTTGATTCAGGCACCATTGACGAAAAGGTAATGTCAACACGGCTTGCAAATATTGCCGCAGCAAAAGTTGGTGAACAGGCCTCAAGGCAGCACCAGTCCGCTCTGGAAAAACAGGGACAAGATTTTACTGACCAGTTGGCCCAGAGAGATCAACAAGCATTGTATAACCAGTTCATTGTTGAGAACCCCGAGTTTGAGCAGCTAATGAGTTCCGGGCAGCTTGACGAGATGGTTAAAGTCGACCCTTATATCCGGGATCATTACGATGCATATTACAAAATCCAGGCGAGTAATAGCGCTGCTTTAGCGCAAACCGCAGCAACCGAAGCCTTCGAAAAAGGAAAGGCAGAAACTTTGGCCCAAGTAAGCGGATCGAACCCCGCAAAAGGCGTGACTGGAGCTAGTGGACAACAGCTACCTGTACCAGCCGGGGCCGAACAACCCCAAAAAATAAACAAAGCCCAACTTATGGAATCCGGGTTAGCTGCATTCCGGGGAGCGGCTTAAATAGGAACACATCATGGCACTGATTGACCAGATTGAAGCCGTAACGAACGACTTCTACGATAAAAACAAAGTTGAAGACCTGTATTTTAAAAGCAACATAATGCTGTATCGTTTGCTCGGGTCTGGACAGAACAAACTTTCGCTTGTTACCGCCAGCGAAACGGTAGACGGCGGAAAGAGAGTACTGGAATTCTTGGAATATGCCGCAGTAAGTAGCGGGACATACGGGGCAACCACTACAATACCGGGAACCAATAACGATATCATCAACACAGCAGCCTTTGATTGGTCGGGGTATTTTGCATCAGATGCTATCGGGCTGACCGAGAGAGAGCAGAATTCCGGCGACGCAGCCATGGTTAGCCTCGTACAGAAGAAACTCAATAGTATTGCGAAGACAATCCGTGACGCTATGGGGAAAGGCCTGTACGTGGCGAGGTCCGCCTCTACGGATCAGCGAGGCTTTGATGGGTTGCCCGACTTGTTTAATGCCACCTCAGCGACCCCTTACGGGAATATAGCTGAAGACGATATGGCTCTATGGTCTCCTAACGTGATAACAACCGTTGAGGCTATCAGTTACGCTGTCATGACTGATATTATTTCCGCCGCTACCACCGAAAACTCAGCAGGGTCTATCCCTAACTTGATCCTAGGGACAAAAGCTCTGTATGATAAATACAAGGGATCTTTGCAGCCACAGCAACGTTTCGTTGACAAGGTAATGTTAGAGGCCGGTTTTAAAAACATTACTCATGACGGCATTCCTTTTGTCTGGGATACTCAGTGCCCGACCGGTAATATCTACGCCATGAATCTGGATAAAATTAGAATCAGAGCCCATAAAGATTTTAACTTTACCCCTGCAAGATGGATTGCAAACGATCCGGCTACCAAGCCAGATGATGTTATTGCCAATACCAGATGGACAGGAGTGTTAACAACGTCTGACCGGTCAGCACATGCAATGCATTCTGGCTTAACGGCTTAATTATGCCTGAGACTCTGAAGTCATTAGTTGACGCAATTGATCGTATCTTGAACAGTGGTTGCCTGGACAAGGTAGGTATTCAAGACATGATCAATCGTGGAGTCGAGTTCATTGCAGGCGGTGGCACTCGGGGATATGGAGTGCCACCGCTCCCCCCTTTACCTTTGCTTGAAACGGTATTCCAGGTTAATACCATCCCTGGACAAAATTCGCTGGTTATGCCTTTAACGTACCAGCGTAACGGAGGGGTGCAAGCCTGGGGTGGCTCGGGCAAGATGCTGACTCGTTACGACGATTTGCTGAAGTTTAGAAAAGATAATTCTCAAAATTTTAGCAAAACTGGCAATGTCGTATCGTATTGTTTATCTGGGAAAACTTTGTATTACTCCCGGCAAGCATCGGAGTCAGAGGTAATCAATATTTCGGGTTATCGCTACCCAGTAAAGATGGTAAAAGATGACGATAATCCAGACGGAATACCGGAGCATCTTCAGTATGCATTGCTGACCAATTATCCAGCCATTCATTTTTGGAATGACATTGATCAGGATGCAGGATCTTCATTGCATAATATAGGCAAACACCGTCAGTTTTTTAACGAGTCCTTAACTAACCTTGATATCTTCTTGAAAGAATCAGCTCCAGCGTATAACGTGGAAGCTAATGAAGACCAATTCATGACATGACAAAACAAACCCAATCAGGATCAGCCCTAACAATGGCTGACGCACTGTCAGCCGAAGACAGCGAAAAACTGAAGAAAATCCGGGAAAGAGCCAGTGCAAAAAGAGATAAAAGAGAAAAGTCCAAAAGAACCCTGTCCTGAGTGTCAGAGATGGCCGGTAGGGATTGGAGTTGAACTATGTAATCCTGTGACCTGTACGGGTTGTTTTAAGACGAAAAAGGGAGCTTTCAAGGATGTCTGATAAACCAACAGCAGCTATGGTTCACGGCAAGCGCCACCAAGAGATTGAAATCCGACTGGCTATTTTCCAGACAGTAACGGGGCTAGCATCCAATCTGTCGAGATCAGGGGAGCTGTTAGCGCCAGCCCAAACACTGAAACAATGTAAGGAAATCGAGAAATGGATTCTCGGTGAACCGAAAGTCGCAAAAGACCCAGGCGAAATCTCGGACGGTTATCACACCTTTAGCGAACTGTACGCTGCTCGGCATATTCTCTTTGTGAACGTCTGCTTAATGTCGCCCAATATTGCCTTCTGGACTCACAGGAGCAAAGAAGGTGAGGTTATGGATGGGTGGTTCATACTGGGCCTACAATCCTCGAACGAACAGCTCACTTTTCATCTGCCTGTCGAATACCTCCACTACGTCAAAGGTGTGATTAAAGAGGTTGAGCGGAACAAGCTTTATGACGATCACGGGGGAGTCGAAGTCCTGGAGCGATTAAAAATCGTAGCTGATAATACCCGACATGGATTATCCGAGTTGAGTGGCGAATAACCACCATGCCTAAAATCCGTCTATACAGCGGCTCTTCCGGTATCGCAAACACTGTTGAACCTGAGCTGATCCCTTTTGACCCACGGTCAGGTGTCGCCGGTCTCCAGGTGGCAAACAACATGCTGATTGGCCGTGCCGGGGAACTCTACTCCCGCCTTGGTAGTCGGCAGTTGTTTGCGGGCGGATCTTGCCATTCCCCAGTAAACACCCCTTCTGGCCTGCTTTTTGCCTGTGATAAGGACGACGGCCTAGGCACCGCAATCATGCAGGCTAGACCTGATTCAACGGGTTCCCTGGTCATTGCAGAGATTGCCCGTATTAGGTACCCAAGCAATTGGTTGAGCTGGTTTGAGCTGGCCGGGGATTACTGGTTCTCGACCCAGCGAGAGAGGGGTATTATTACCACAGATCATCAGTTGACTAGTTGGCCGAACTCAACAGAGATGATGGCCGCTGACAATACCTTAAAATACGCCCGACTCCCATTCGGGCGACACATCGAGCGGCATGGAAAGAGCGTTATTTCTGCAACCGGCCAGGCTGTCTTTTACTCTGAACCCTCTCAGGAAATCCTAATGAGGGAGCTTGAGAACATTTGGCCAGCCGAGGGATCTGTAAGACTGTTGGCTTCCGTCCAGGAAGGGCTTTACGTCTCTGATGATAAATCAATATGGTTCTTGTCCGGCCTTGATTGTAGAAAATGGGTATCTAGGAAGGTATTGAACTATCCAGCAGTTGAGTATTGCAAGGTTCAAGGGCTAGTCGATTCCGCTGCTCTTGGATTCGAGTCTCCAGCCCTTGGAGCTGTGTTCATGACCGTTAAAGGGCCAGTCTTTGGCTTTCCAGACGGCACAATCATGAATTTGACAAATAAGAAATTCGCTTTACCCCGAGATTGCGGGAAAACAAAAGGCAGCATGATGCTCGTCAACGAATCCATGCTGATAATATCTACCGTATAATACTATGATTAAACCATCCACAGGACTCAAACACGCCTTGCTTACGTGGAATCTTGACGTGAGAAACAATTTCATCAGTAACGGGATCAGTCTTGGTGACGGTGACGGGACAGGTGGTCTTGATACTATTAACGCTTCATCTGGATTGGATATTTTCAAACAACACGCTTTTGTCAAAACATTGACTCCTTCTGGAGATCCGAATCGCAACAAGCTGGTCAAGGTATTGTCGTCTTCGGCCACGCAGCTGGAAGTTCCTGCGGGCAGCTTTACCACGCTCGCTGCTGGATCGGATATTGACCTATTGGAGTTTGACGTTGCTGGGTGCTTCAGGAGTATTTTTCAGAACGCAACTATCCGACTGTTCAACGAATCGAGGGCTTCGGACGCAGACCAAGCAGAACCCGGAATAAGCATCTGTGATATTACATTAAATGCTGGCGCTTTTGTCGCAGGAGAGCCAACCAATGGTTTAAACTTTGGGGATCTAGTCGGGAACACCCTGCGCCGTGCTATTGATCCAGAAACAGCAGCCCCGGAGATCATGAGAGGTTTGCCCAAGCAGGCTTTGGCCGCTAACTCGTTTAGATTGTACGCAAATAATGTAATCACAGGTGCGAGCGTAGTTTCTGTCCGTTTTGATGGCTCGGTCACTGGCCAGGCTGGCGGGGGTGACCTAATCATGGCCAGCGGGAATCAATTAACAATGGGCGTGCCCGTGGATGTATCAGAGGTTACCGTGGAGATTTCAGCGGCGGCGGTGCTGTAGTGTCCAACGTAACGGCCCGGAGCCTGATTTTTAGGATATACAAAAATTACACGGCAATTAGTTCGGCAACACAAGCGGGTATCCGTAGATTAGAATTGTCGCTGGCCAGCGAAAGGATAGCTTTTCCAGGCACCGCTTTTGGTGGGCTTCAAGCAGCGGGAGCAGACAACTTTACATCCGCAACAGAGCTTACAGGCGGAGCTGGTGCATCAGAGCTCGATAATACCGGATTTACGACAGAAACCAACGAGCCTGACCACGCCGAGAGCGGAACAACAGCTACAGCGTGGTATAAATGGGTAGCTCCCTCTAGTGGTACAGTTTTCTTTGATACGAAAAACAGCGCAATAGACACTGTTTTAGCTGTTTATCTTGGGGATACCTTGCTTGGACTGTCTCTGGTTGTTGAAAACGACGATCAGGAGCTTGGCGGAGGGATAAGCGGGGCATGGAGTGCTTTGAATTTTGAAGCTACCCAGGGAGTTGAATATAAAATAGTTGTTGGCGGTTACGGGTCGGAAGAAGGTACAGCAAGGCTCAATTGGGCAATGCTGGATGCGTACGCGTCGGTACCGGGACAAACTGTAGACATAACACCATTTTCAGCGTTTCTCCCTTATGGGCCAAAAACTGGAAACCTCAACATCAACAATGCCTGGATATCAGATTTTGACATTTTTTCCCCGACGACCGGCGATAAAGTTGGCGGGGGCTATATCCAATTAGTCGTGGTCCTCCCCCAGGACATTGAGTTTGACGAGGTTATCCTCAATAATTTCCATTCAGCCGGTGCTGATATCTCAAGGGGTGTCCGTGAGGCCCAGATATATGTTACCGACTACCCGGTAACGCAGATAATCGCCGAAGATGACTCCGTCCCTATTGCTGGTGAAATCCTTGTTTTTGACAGTCGTCTTGGACAAACGGCTGGGGACATATCAGCCCATTCAGCCGTTGACGAAGTAGATGAATATTCCCTTGATGTTAATTTTTCCGAGACAGCCGCCCTTGTTGCTGGGTTCAGTCTTGGCTTTCTGACAGGTGGTGAATCTGAGACCAATGAGGCAAAACTAGAAGGTGGTCTTGATCTGGACATAAGCCTTAAGGCAACACAGTCCCTGCCGAATTCAGTATCTTGCGGGTTGTCTCTGGCTGCAAACATGACAGCAGCAGCCGAACACAAACCCGCCGCATTATTGGCCGCTCTTGGCTTGGGTATGACCGGAGAGATTACCCAGCCAAACGCCGCCAGGTTGAAAGGTAAATTATGTTTATCCTGTATGCTCAGGGCTGATACTGTTCCAGGTAATGTGCTAAATGCGGCCATGAAGCTTGACGTAAAGATGGTTGGTGCCAGCGAGCAAGCCGGGAAACTCAAGGTTGGAATTGCTCTGGGATCAGTGATAACCGCTCAAACGGGGACACCCCCTTGTCTGTCCCCAGAATTTAACCGTGGAGACTGGTTCTAATGCCTATTTTTACTGTTCAGTGTGGTGTTGGGCCGGTAGGTGGTAAAGCTGTCACAACGCTTTCGTACGCTCCTGGGCCATTCTTGGGGCTAGTTGAAACCAGTGGGTACGCTTATGGATTTAATGAAGGCGGGGTGTGGCAACTGAACCATGGCGACAAAGACGATGAATCAGATATTGTTTACCGGCTTATCCTAAATACTTCCGATTTTGGAGTCAGGGGGCACTTGAAAAAGCTCAACTACATCTATGCGTCGTTAAAGGGGAAGTACGATGGCATGGAGGTTTTGACCAAGCCTGATACAGGAGGTTGTTTGCATGATTCTCATGTACCTCCTGTGGGTGATCAAGGTTTTTACCACTGGAGCCGCTGCACACCCCATCAGAGGGGCTTTAGGGCTGCGGTGGGCAGTCGCCTACAAGGTGAATTTTGGGCTATAGGCTTAGAAACAAAACAACCTTTTACTTTATTAGGGTTGAGCGTGTCGTTTATAAAAAGGCCCGCTGGAATATCAAATGGAGGCGCTTAAATGGTGACCTTAAGAGGGGCGTTTGCTCAAGTACCAAGTGATATAGGGGTTGACCCTGGCATTCCTCGTAGAGATGTTCTGGACGTTTTTTCTTTCGTGCAGAACACTTATGCGGAAAGAGTTAAATCCATTGACGATCTGCATAAGATGATGATCGACCTTGCCAAGGATTTTGACCTCGCAGACGTTGAAGCAGAATTGCAGAAAGTCTACGTTACCCCCACCACCTTTCCGACAGCGCCAAGTTTTGCCAAATTAGTCCTGAATAGCCGGTGGCCGAAGTCCGTGCCCAATAAGCCGCAGTTACAGAACTATGGCAGCCTAGACTTTGATTACATTGACCCTATCCCACCAAAACTCATGGAGGAGTCTTTTTCCTGGTCAGGTGAACCCTACAGTAGCGAAATGAGGTTAGTTTTAATTGCCTCAATCATTAACGACATTGCCAACGGAACCAGTCTTACCCCTGCTGTTCATGCTGCCCTTTTAGACCGGGAGCAAAACAGGCGAAAAATCAACCAAGCAAGTGCTTTAAGGGATGCCGTCCACGCAGGCGGGGCGAACGGTTGCCGCTTACCTGATGGTCAAATGGCCGCTATCATTGCGGAGGTGTTCAAGAATCAAGATAAGCTTGATCAGGATGCCCTGAATCTTGTCACTGAACAGGATTACAGCACAGCTCAACGGAATAAAGAATTTGTCCATACTCTTGGTGTTGAGCTGGAAAAAGTCATGCTTGGCGAATGGGATTCTTGGGAAGCCAGATCCCTAGAATCAGCTAAGGTTGAATTTGAATTCGCATTCCGTGCAGTTGATCAAGCTATTCAGGTTTACCTTGCAAAGTGGCAAGGTATCGAAATACAAGCAAGCGCATTTAAGGCCCGTATTGAGGCGATCACCTCAAAGAACAAAGGGTTGAACGACCAGTATATTGCTGAGTGGGACGGGTACCGGGCTAATGTTGACGCGGCTGGTGCCGAGAACATAGCTAAAGTCCAGATCCGTGGGCTTGAAATTGATACCTGGAAAGCTGAAATATCCGCAGCAGCCACTGAACAACAATCAAAGCTTGCTGAAGCTAACTTTGAGTTTCAGCAGCTCCTAGCAAAGATTGAAGTTGATCTGAAAGTTGCCGGGATCAATATAGAGGGCTTTAAGGCCGAAGCCGACTTGAGAGAGAAGATACTCGAAACGCTTGGGCAACAGGTGTCACAGTTGATCGCCTCTATCATCGGGGCCATGAACGCTTCAGCAAGTGAAAGTTTTGGTAGCAGCGAAAGCCAATCACATAGCCTGTCAGACAGTGCGAGTATCGGAGAGAGCTACAGCACTACAGGCCTATGAGCTATCACCCTCCGATATCCCCCATTATCCTTGAAAGTGGAGATAGGAGTATTACTTCGCAGTACCAGCCAATCGGCCGTAAAAAACTGGGAATGCTTGATCATGCCCTTCGGGGTGCAAGAGTTCCACTAGGATACGGACAGAGCACCCCTGGGAACTTGCCGACCGGGAAGGCAGGCCCTTTTTTTTACAAGCATGGTGAAGTCCTGGTAACGATCCGCGTGGAAATGAATTACAAGTTATCTAAAATCTACATCAGCACAGAAGAGCCACCCCTCAAAGAGCCTGAAGAGAAACCATGCCCTTGCTGTGGTGACTGTTTGATGGTTGCTATCATTACTGGAGCCGTTACCAAAGGAGCCGCACAGAACACCGTGGATATTGCAGTTTGCAACGGGCCTGACTATCTATCAAAATCAGCGGTGCCGATCATTGATAGCAACGATGAGTTCCAGCCAGGGCAAAGGGTAATAGTCTACACCACCCCCGCCCTGTCAGTGGTCGAGGAGATGGAGTTCCCAACTGACCATGCCCAAGCCGAAACAAGCAAGCGTGGCTACCTCTGGAGAGTCTTTAATTGCATGAGTGATTCAGACCTAAGAGAGGAAGGTGTTGACCTGCGACCGGTTGGTATTGATAATATTCAGTACACCGTCTCAGGGAACGCCTGCGCTACTGAATCAGTTTCTTCGGACGATCCTGAAATTGAGCCCCCACCATTACATTTCCCTGTCCGGTATTTTGTGACAAGTATTCTTGCTGCGGATTGCTTGG